AACCGACCGTACTGTACCAGTGCAGCATCGTGGCGTCGTCCGGTGCAGCAATTCCGAACGTCGCCGGATCGAGCGTCCCGTCTGCTCTAAAACTGGCATTGGCGAGATTGCTGCTGCCATCAATAAACTGCCCAAACGCACCACCACCAGTAGCAATAGCCGTCGTCGCGGCGCGAACGCCCCAATGGTAGTCGAGCGGAATTTGATCGCCGACAAATCCGGGAGGCGCGGCAGGGCCAACCGGAAGCAGCCTTGGACCGCGCCCGGTAAACGTCAGCGGCATCGCTGCTCCCAAGCCTCGATCAGATTATCGAGGCTGTCTTTTTTCCAGATTATTCGCTGCGCTTCGTTGAACCACGGAAACTGCTGGCCCACTTCGATGCCCATGCACTCGGGCCAGAACTCGGGCCAGCCGGGGCGATAGCGCTGGTGATGCCCTTCGTCCACTTCGATGAAGGTTATAAACGGCGTGTCGAGATGATAGTTGATCGTCATCGGGCCATTCGACACGAACAGATTGCATTTCGCCTGCGTGTAGAGCGCGGTGCGGATATGCAGATCGACCGACGCGGCCGGGTGCGTTGAGAAATAGTCAAACTCATCATTGGCGAAACGGGTATCGCGCAGAAAGATAACCTCTTCGCCGTGATCCTCGAGGTATTTGGCGAAAGCCAGCCACGCGGTGAGATCGCTATTCCGCCAGGGCGAGTGTGTCGCTTCGCGCAGCGTAATCGTTACCGGCGCTTTTAATCCTCGCAGATCGTCTTGGACGAGCTCCATCGCTTTCTGCGACGGTTTGAACTTGGGTATTTTCTCGCCGTTGTGGATCGCTTCGACAACGTCTTTGTAGAAAACAGAAAACTTGTATTCACCGCCGAAGATTTTATTTGTCTCGCCGCCAATCATGCTGACCATCGGACCGGCGACGTTATGCAGCATTTCGAAATGATAAGCGGGCATCGTCTGCGCATCCCTATGGCGAAAGAATGCGAGCTTCAATGGATCTTCGATGCCAGAGCGCACCCGGCGCATTTCCGCATTGATCAGCCACGGCAGAAAGTCATAGCCGAGGATACCCGAGGAAACGTTGTAGCAGACTTGGTTCGCTGCGATGGATGGATCGTATGGCGGGAGACGCTTCGTGATCTCGTCGTCAATGCGCTGCTTGAGGCTATCGATGGCGCTATGAATGGCCGATTGCATGACAATCGAACCGCACACATCGGCATAAATAATATTCGGCTGTTCGCAGGCAGCGAGGGCGAGATGAGTTATCCCGCCCTCCTTTGCCTTTGCCAGCCACAGCTCAAGCAGGGCAACACATTCAGCATTGCCCCACTCTTTTTCCAGCGGGGCTTTTACGTCCATGCTGCACCCTGTTTAGTACGGCTCGTAAATGCAGTGTCCATCGCCAGCGCATGACACGCCGCCATGCGAGGATGAGTTGAAGATCACCGTTTCACCGCCCGGCGTGGTGTTGCCGATAATCTGCCACTGCTGCTGCGGAGCCGCGTTCCAGCGGACGATACCGCCAAAGCCGTTGAGGCCAAGTTGCAGCGTGGCGTCGGTAACCGCCGACGAAGAAACCGGAAGTCCCGATGCCGTTACGAACGAGACGGCAACCGTCGAAAGCGCCGTGGTGTTCGGGAACAGCGGGCCGTCCGAGTTGAACGTTGTCAACGTCGAAGGCGTCGTCGCAATCGTCGAACTGCGTTTTGCAACCAAGCCGATGACGGTGGACGTTCCGACTTTGCCGGAGAAAAAGATTTCCAGCACGTCGATGAGTTGAGTGGCACCGCCGCCTCTCAATCCCATAAAGCCTAGCGTGGTGACCGCCGCGCCTGCCGCCGTAGCAGTGTACGTCAGGCCGCCAGTCGTGAAGATACGTTTAGCCATCTGTCGTTTCCTTTCGTTTCAAAATGGGGAGCGACATCGTTCCCCCGTCGAACACATATTTGCCGCTTCTGATCATCTCGATCAGTTCCTGACGGGACCGGTGGACGTAAGTTGGGTCCTGCGCAGCAGCCAAGCACGCATCACAAACGTATCCGTCGCATTTTGTGCAACGGCCTATCATGTCCGCCCCTTTTCGTTTGATGAAGACGGACGGACAATGGCAGCAAGCAAGCGTGTCGGCCTCAAACACCTTGCCTTCGCGAACCAGCGCGGGGTCGTAACCCATCTTTCGCGCAGCGTCCTCGGGAAGGCCGGGGCTGTTTCGATGATCGACATGCAGATATCCTGCGCTTTTCGTCACCGATGGAAAATCAAAGCCGCTGGTGTCGTTGTTCTCGGGTTTAAGAATTGTTTTTCCCATTAGTATTTACTCCCGTCTGGACCAAGTTGCGTTAGATCGCGACCGGGTCTGCCCGGATCGCCTTTTTCACCTTTGAGTCCCGCCTTGCCGTCCTTGCCATCGCGACCGCGCTTTGTGCAAAGCTTCCAGTCGCTCTCGGGCGAGCCGGGAACGGTGGACGTATCTTTCTGCGCGATCCACATGGAGCCGTCGCGCACGACGATAAAGCCGCGCTTATATTCGCCCTCTTTCCAGATGTCCTTGAACAGCGGCGTTGGAAATTCAAGATCGAAGATTTTTGCTTCCTCGCCGCGAATAAATTTCAATTGGACGAGGCGCTCACCATCGAAGTCCAGTTGCAGATCATCGAAGCCTAGCCCGTCTTTCCCGTCTTTAGGTTTTTCGATGGTGGCGAGATATGCAGATACCAGCGATTTAACTGTTTCCATATCGCAATCGCGGCCGTCTTTACCAACAATTTCGCCAAGATCGGAAGTCCCGCCGTCAGAATAAGTAAGGTGCAAACGACCGTCACGATTAACGAAACCACCCACAACAGACCGAGGAAGAGGAATATCGCCAATAGCTTTAACGACGAGATCAGCAATGGCGCTTCTAAGCTCGTCCAGCGAAACGCTTTTGCCATCAATGCCATTAGTGCCATGTCGGCCGTCTTTCCCCGGTTCGCCCGGATCGCCTTTGTCGCCCTTATCGCCTTTTTCGCCTTTTTCCGGCTTGGGCAGCGCAGCTATTTTTTTATCCAGTTGTTCCCGAAGCATTTCCATTCCAGCGCTTAGTTGCTCGTTGATGTAGTCCCAATCGATAACGGCATCCTTGCCGGGTTGCCCGTCGAGGCCGTCGCGGACTTTCGGCAGGCAAAGTTCGAACTGCTCGGTGATATATGCGCGCGCCCATTCCATTATTTTTGCTTCGCCCGCTTCACGCGCCGTGGCTCCAGCCTCAAGTCCGCGGGCAACCACACGATCAATCATCTGACCGACCTCAACCATATCGGCGTCCTTGCCATCGCGAACTTTGGGCAAATTTGCTTTCAACTGTTCTTCGACATAGTTGCTTGCCCATGCCTGCATGTCGATCTGCGCATCAGCGACGAGCGCCCGAGCCTTTTCCATAACCGTTTCGAGATCAACGACGAGACCGTTTGCGCGCCTCGCGTTAAATTCTTCGGCAATGGCTGGCGCGATAACAGAGGGATCAAAATCCTTTCCGTCCTTGCCGGGTATCGGTGCCCATGTCGCGCAGAGGTTTTCGACAACGTTCGTCGTGTGATCGATAATCGCCTGCGGCGCTGGCAAAGCGGCGATAGTCGTTTGGAGATCGGCCATCTGCTTGCGAAACGGCTCAAGCTCGTCACGCACTTTATCCGCGATCACTTGTCCCAAAGCGCGGATCAGCGTTTGCTTTTCAGTGAGTGCTAGCATGGTTCACCGCATCTTTGAGCAGCGCGACAAATTCTGCATCGACGAATTGATTTTCCTGCGCCGGGGCAGGCTGCGGCTTCGGCTGCGGCGGAGCCCCATTTGTCGGCGCTGATGTTTTCGTGGCGAATGGATCGTCTTTCGCGTCTCGTTTCGCGAGCGCTTCAACGCTGAAATTCTGCTGCTGCAGGAATACCGCATCGCCGCCAGTTACCGGTCCATAGCCGATCTTCTTACGTGCTTCGTTAGGCGCGAAGATGCCTTTGCTGACGCCTTCGCCATAGCTGCGGATTTGCGTATTGGTATCCATCTTCAACAGATCGTCGAGATTGAAGGCCGCGCCGTATTCCTGATTGGCGGTTTGCAATCCCAGACCATCGTCGAGCAGCGCTTCAATCGCTTCCATCAACGGCTGCAAGCAAGTCGTGTAGTATTGCAGATTGATCGACTCGATGTTGCTGAAAGACGGAATCAATTCGACCCCGACCATATATGGGGGCACCTTAAACGCGGTGCATATGGTTCGATCGGTCCATTTGAACTGATTGATAAGCTGCGCGTCAGACGCGCTCACCGTCAGCGGCTCGTATTTCAGACCATCGCCAAGAACCGCGATGCGCCCTGCGTTATCTCCGGTGAAATTCTGCTCCCAGTATTCTTTCAAAAGCTTGGCGTTGACCTCGGAGATCGGGCCGGGAGCGATCAGCGTTCCGCCCGGTTGCGAGCCGTTATTGAAAAACTTGATCGAATTTGCCTGCATCGCCAAACCTTGAACGGCGGCGAGCCCGCAAGCAGAGATCGGCGAGACGCCGCAGAGCGGGTGATAAAGCGCGCAATAAGTATCGTGGATGATCTCGGAAGCGGGAACATAAAGCGCTCCCTGCGAGAGCTCCGTCATATCGATGCCGATAATGCCTTCGACGCCGTTTATGCCTGCCAGATAGTTCGTTGCCAGTTGATAGAATACTTCGCCGTTTGGCGAGATCAGCGGGCGCGTCGTCTGCGGATCGAGCACGTACAGCGAGCGCACAACGTTTCTGCCTTCGCGCTCTTTCAGAATATAGGCGTTGCCGTGCATCAATTTGCTGCTGACCCAGTGCTCGATAAATTTCTGCCGGGTCTGGAAATGGTTGGGCTTGCGCAATACCGGGCTGAACGCGGAGACCTCGACCTCGGTCCAGATATCGTTTTCGTCTTTTTGATATAGATCAAGACAGAGCTTGCCGATGTCCTGCGCGATCAGCGTCACGCAGGCATAGACCGTCGAATAGGTCATAACGTTGGGCAGGCGCAAATCCACGTTGCGCTGCCACGCGCCGCTAAAGCTCTCGCGGATCACTTGCCACCAGTTGCTCATTCCCGAATTGGGCGGGATCGAGCTTGCCGGTGGCGTCAGCGTCGGCAGCGTCTTGGAGATTTCATACCCGAAGGGCAGTTTCATTTAGTCGCCCGCATATCGCGGCGGTTATATCGGCCGCGCCTCGCGTTTGGCGTTTCGGGTGCTTCGCTTTGAATAGGCGCAACTCCGTCCTCGACGACAACGATCTTGTGGTTGAGGCTGAGAAGTTTTGCGTGCATTTCGTTTTCGGTTTCGAACTCGTCGCCCTTTTTATAGTCGTGCTGGGCATACGTCACGTCATCGATGGCGCGCACTTTTGTCATTTATTTCCCCAGATCCATTCCCCAGTGGACTTTCAAATCGGGGCTGGCGCGCCTGGGGATCATCGCCGCCAGCCCCGACAGAAACCGGATCGCAACTTTTGGGTAGTCCAGACCCAAATCAAAAGGAGGGGGTGTTGCGACCCGGTTAGCCGTTAGACGTATTTTGCGTTCTGGATATAACCAACCGCAGTCGAGCGGCGCTTAAGCCAGTTGATCCAACGCTCAGCGCGGATGCCCGTCATGTTCATCTGCCACAGAGAAACAAGGACAGTTGAAGCGGACGGCGGAGAATCCGGAGCCGAGTCCATGTTCACCGACGCTTGGTTGCTCGCGTCGACAATCACCTGACCGTCGTCGGCCAAGAGGATTTCCGGCGCAATCGCCAAGATCAGCGGATATCCGTCTGTCGGGGAACCGCCCGTCGCGGGAATATTTTCCGATGCGATGTACGGATAACCGATCAGCGTTCCGCCAGTCGGCGTCATGGTCGGGTAGGACGCTTGCCCGAGAGCATTAAGCATCAGCGAGAACGCCGTTGCTTGCTGCTGGGTGCCAATCCAAACCGCCCCTGCCGTCGACAGGTTGTTTGTGAGGAACGTGTTGATCATCGTCTTTGCGTCGGTACGGAACGCAGCGTCGTTCGTTCCCGTCGCGGTGACTGCCGACACGCCGTTGGTGATCGAAGCGGGCGAAACGTTCGTTACCGCCGCGACTGCCGGATCGACAAACTGCCGATCAAGGAACTGCGCCATTTGCGCGATCATGTCGGTACGGACCAAGCTCTCCGCTGCCGGGTTCGAGAACCGAGCAAGTTCCTGCGTGATCACGACGATGCCAGCGGCCTTTGCCCAACGCAGCGTGATCGAATCAAACTGCATGTTGGAAACAGGCTTCGGCGCGTTTTCACCGACCCACCCAACCGTTGTGCCAGCCGTGGCACGCGGGATTTGGATATTGAACGGAACGCGGCGCAAGCCGGGAATCCGTCCGATGATCGTAGCGGGGCGCAAGAGGTTGATATATTCCTCAGCGGCCTGCGTATAAGCAACCAGCGGCGATGCCCATGTAGCGTCGGTCGTTGTACCGGCGCCAACCGCGGCTTTGTGCATCATGCCTTCGTCGAGATTTTCGACCATGTCGAGCACTTCGGGCGTGTTCGACCAGCCGCCGTGCTGCATCGATGCTTTCGCGTAACGGATCGAGCGCATCAGATCGCCCTTACCGGCAGCGAGCGCCATGCAGTAGCGGATAAACGATGTACCTTCCGGCACGTTCGCCCTCACGCTGGCGACGACCGGGCGGCGGAACGAATTATCCGGATCGCCCACGCGCTTTTTCTCTTCCTCGGCGACGACCGGCATAAGCTGCGATTTCTGGATATCGTCGAGGCGCTTCAGGCGCTTGATGTGATCGATGACGGAAATGTTTTCCGAATCGAGCGCATCGTATTTTTCGCTCTGCTCTTGACCGAGCGTTTCGCCTGTCTCTTCCGACTTGTCCATGATGGCCTTCATCGCGGCGATATTCGCGGCGTGCTTGGCCTCGTATGCGGAAATCTGTTCCGCAATAGTCCTCGGCATCGAACTCTCCTTTGTTGCCAATTTGGCGGGGGTCTGAGGTTTGGCCCGAATCGCCGGGACACGTTTGATAACGCTAGGCAGAACAGGGACAGGCGCGTCCCAGTGTTTCTTCAAATTTGCGAGCGCTTCGCCACCCATCGCGGTAGCGATATCGAACGCCCGTATAGTCGTAATCGTAGCTTCCGCGTTTGCGGGAATCGTCACAAGCGAGAGCTCATAGACTTCGCTTTTTTCAAAGCGCATCCCGCCTTCTTTCATGAAATTATATTCCAGCGGGACGAAACCGATGGAAACGGCTTTCACCAATCCCATCTTCACGCTGTCCCAAGCTTCCAACAAACGCTCGCGCAGATTGCTCGATTCCGCGTCGTTTGGATCGGCCACTTGCGCTTCGAACGGAATGCCATCGTCCGTCGCTTTGCCGAAACGAACCTCGCCTACCGGCTGTTCGTGATTGTGCTGCCAGAGCAGCGGCATTGGATTTTTGAAGATGACGCCCTTCGGCTCGACGATATCGCCCATCCGATCAGTCGTCGGCGTCGTCGCGATACCGGAGATTTTACGCAGCGTGGCATCGACCTTCTTCACGTTGAGGATCGAATACATACGATTTGCGTTTTCGAGCGGCTTGTTCATCGTCCCTGTCTCCAATGTACAGAAAGGTACCTTTAGGTACCTTTAGGTACCTAAACCACAAGAATCTTGTATTCGGTCGTTTTCGGCTGAGCGCCCAAAGCAATCCCCGTTGCCATCGTCAGCGCGACCATCCCGTCAATCCGTCCGCGCGCCTTCGACTTATCCAGTTTCCTCGAGCCCGCTGGATCGCGGGTTACTACCGCGTTGTTGGCACACATTGCCAGAACGGGGTGATTCGCGTGGCGCATTTTGCCAGCAAGTAGCAAAGCTTCCAATTGCAGCAGCGCGGGCGACATCGATTGGTAGCCCTGCCCGAACTCGATAAACGTCTCATCGATTGCCGATTCCGCCATGCCCTGGCGCACCAGCGCCGCGCGAAAATGGGCCCAATTCCAGCGATCAAATGCGATCTTGCGCAGCTTCGTCGTCTGCAAAAGGTTCATGATATAGCGGGCGATGTAATCGTATTCGATGGCCTTACCCGGGGTAGTTTCCAACAGGCCATTTTGCCACCAGACGTCATAGGGCGCTCTGTCGTGCCGCGCCTTTTCCGCCAAACCGTCGAGCGGAAGCCAGAAATTCGATTTGATCGACCATAGATCGCCGACCCTCGCCACCCGCTCCAAACACGTCAAATCGTTTACGGTGGATAAGTCCAGCCCGCCGTACGCTTCCAGTTGATCGAAATCCTCGGCAATCGCGCCAGCGTTCAAATCCCAGACCGCTTTCGAGATAAACGGATTGCTTTGCTCGACGCGCTGGTTCAGCACGAGATTTCGGTAAGCGGCCTCCGCGCTGGGCATACGCCGCGCACCTTCCGCCATCGCGAGGACTTCGGTCTCGTTGAGGAAATCCCCAAAGGCCGGATTGGCCGCTTTAATCGCCTCGATAGAGAACGGGTCCAGATCCTTTGGAGCCGTGGCATATTCGAGGACCACCCGCTTATCTTCGCCCTTTATCGCGTCGTCGATGAGCTGCGACAGCAGATCGTTATCGGTGGGCGCTTGCGTCGAGATAATCACGCTTAGCGGGTGCTCTTGCGCACCAGTCGCCGTTTCCATCGCTTCGTACAGCGCCGATCTCGGACCGCGTACCTGCCCAAGCTCGTCGTGCACCATAAATGCTGGCGAAAGGCCGTGCGCCGTCGATACGTCCGCGCTCAAAGCGCGATAGAGCGTCCCGCGTTCTGGGCAGAAAAGCTGCTTTGCCGTATCGCGGATGACCACGCAGCCGCGTAGGTCAGCCGCGATCCGTACAATTTTCGCTGCGAGAGCGAAAATTACTGCCGCCTGTTCCTTGCTCTGGGCGGTCGAGAATAGCTGGGCGTTTGGAACGCTTTCCGGCCCGACGAGATGCAGCAGAAGCAGAAACGCGGCAAAAGTGGTCTTGGCGTTCTTTCGACCGACGCTGAGGATCGCGGTTCGCGTTCCGTGCGGATTGCCATAGATCGCTTTGATCCAAGCTTTCTGAAATGGCCTAAGCCGTACGGCCTTGCCGATATCCTTGCCCTCAGGGATGCGGCAGTAGCGCTCGATCCAGCGGATATTGCGGGCGACGCGCTGGGCTGGGCTGAGCGGTTTCTTCATGCCCCGTAAACCGTCGCGACGAGCGCGATCAAAGCGCCCACCCATACCGCGATAATCAGCAGCCGAGATAGCGGATCGAGCTTTACCCACCAATGCAGCGGCGGCGGCTCGCGCCAGTAACGATCAGCAACCCGGGTTGATCTTACCCCTAGCGCCTTTTCCAGATTGGCGACGGTAAGCGCCATCTAGTCCTCTTCCCAAGGACGGACCTTTGACGTATTTCGCGAGGCAGTGGCAGCGGCGGCAGGCGTATAGCGGCTTTGGTTGGTTAAGCGCAGTCGCGTCGCCAATTTCGAATAATTGCTGGTCTCGTTTCCACGCGATTTGATCAGGGCGTTATATCTCTTGAACCCTTCGCCGTTTTTGATCCACTCGTTCTTGAACTGATAGAGAACGGCGTTTAACCGATCGATCTCCGCGCGGTGACCTACCAAGTCGAGCAACATTTCCTGGGTTGCTTGGCTTTGGAAGAAATCAACGGGTTCAGACGCGACAATCTGCTTCCAAATCTTCTTGTGCGTGGTGGGTAGATATTCGGGCGGGTCTGGGCGTTTGGCAGCGCCAGCAAAACCCCCGTCGATAACGTTCAGCTTGTCGTCTTTTTGCGGGCGGCCACGTTTGCGATAACGCGGTGGTGTATCGACGGCATCCGTTCCCGTCATGGCCTCTGTTTCGTTTTTGTCACTATCCATTTTCGGCCCTGTTACGATTTAATGCGCAAAAAGCGCTCGACGCTCTTTGATCGACGCTTAAATCGTATGTTTTCATGCCCCCCGGTGGTCTTTCTCAATGATTATTAGGTTTTTTCAATTTACGCAATTGCATCGATAGCGAGAACACGGCGAGCTTCCTTATTGACTGCATCTCGAATGAATTGCGCCGTTCGTAGTCCTACATGGCTAGCTGCCATCTGGATTGCGCGGTGCTCGCTGGCACGAACGCGAAAGGCCAGTAGTGGCTTGATAGCGCCACGCTTATGCGACGGTGGTATTGCCTCTCGATATGTCGAGCAGTTCGCCATTACTGCCGACGCTCGTTGTCGTTCGTATCGAGAGGGTGGGGCGTGACGAATAGATATCCCTGAGGATCGAGCATGCCAGCAATAACGATAACTGTGCCTTGCCAGCCACCGGCTCTTAGATTGGAGCAGAATATCTTAAAGCCCAACACTGGGGCATTCCCTTAATGAGCGTGCGTAAGCAGATAGGCGAACACAATCACCAGAACGACAAGAGAGATCGCAAGCGGCATAGGCCACTCGCTATTCATGGGCGCTCGCGCCTTCCTTCCGCCTTACCTTCTGCAAAGCGGGCCTCGCCTGTCGTCTTAACGAGAGCATCCTTCATGCTATTGGTGGCGATCTCGACTTGCTCTGTCAATCTGAGCGTACGGTAAGCCACAACAACAGTTACCAGATTCATGAGCGCAACTAGGCCAAGTAGCAATGTGTTTAGATCCATTTGCGCTACCTCATACCGGCCAACCGTCTAAGCCGATGCGGGGCTTAACCGGTTTGCCGGATCGCTCGACGCTGGCAGTATGTTGGTCGTGGCATTCCTTGCAGAGGCTTTCGAGCGGCGAATTGTTGAACTTCATCCAGTCGCCTCGATGTGGCTCGACGTGATGGACAACTTTCGCTGGCTTAACGATGCCTAATTGCAGGCATTTTTGGCAAAGCGGATGATCTTTTAACTGCCTAAGCCGAAGCATTCGCCATTGCAGGGAATTATACATCCATTGCCATGGCGGTTTTTTCACAGCCAAACCCATGCCCAAACACAGAACACCATGATCGTCAGTGCCAATAGCACGACATCTTCTCCGGAAGGCTCGAACTGAATTTGCGGCATTTGTGGTCCATCGGTTTTACCGTTTATGGGTTACCACTGACCGATTCGTCTGTGTCTTTCGACATACGAGACAACGGCTACCGCACTGGCGGGCGATTCCCGCATATTGTGGAGGATTAAATTTTCTCCACCGCATGTAGTGGCGCTTTTACCCGCGTCTCGCGTCCGAGTAAATGCAGCAGCAATTCGATGCGCTCGCCACGTGTGAATATCACCTTGCCAATGGCGTCTGCCGCAGTGCCAAATTTGATCCGGACCTTATCGCCGCGGCGAATTAAATCGTCGCGCGCAATGATTAATTCTCCTGATTTTTCACGGCGTTGGATGGCTTCGACCTCTCCAACGGGCAGCGGCGCGGGTATTCCATTTTCGCCAGTCATTATCAGCGAGACGATTCCGCGCGTGCTGTTGATGGCACGCCAGCTTGCGTCCGCCAGGGCGAATTTAATCAGAACATAGCCGGGGAAAATCGGCTCACTCGTCGAGATGATTCGCCTACGGATCGTGCGCTTGATCTCGACGTGCGGGGAATACGCTTCGAATTGCTGGCGAGCCAGATTGCGCAGCGCCAAGTTTTCCTGCCGGGATTTCGTTCTGGCGGCGTACCAGCGCGGGACCATGGGGATTCGCGTTTTTGCCCGATTCCTACGTCGAGCAGCGATATACCAGTTTTTAACCCTTAAAACCGCTTGGCGCTGTAGGCGATAATTATCGCCTTTTTCGCTTGGCGGGGGTACGGCAAACCCCTAAAATATCGATACAAATTGGGACTGGGAATAAGCCGAAGGTGGCCAATAAATAGTGGCCTTAAGGTGGGACCAAGAAGTTCTCGCGCGCTCCCAGTAGCGATAAGAAAATAAAAAGCTCTACGAAATGGGAAAAAATAGGCCGCTTCCAAAACGGCCCGGCGTCCAAAGCCGTCGCGAGAACGCGAAGAAAGAAAAACGAGACGCACGCATAGCAACGTCGCGTCTCTTTTTCTTGAGCTTCGATGGGGCGCTTAACGGCGCTCTATCGAAGTTCAAGAGGAACTTCGCCCAACGCGCAACGCTCTGGGCAACACCTAGGAGATAGAAAATGAAAATGGTTCATCGCTGCATCGAGTGTGGCCAATCATTCAAAAATAACTCGTCGTTCAACGCGCACGAGTGCGTTACGTCAATCGAGAATTTGCCGATGGATGAACTTCTCCGACGCTACGAAGAACAGCGGAAACTTCCGCGCTCTACAACGACCAAACAGTAAAACTTCCTTTTTTTCCCCCGCAAACGTTCGCAACGAACGTTTCGAAACCGATGGGAGCAATTCCAATGAAAATCGCAGCCTTTATCGCAGCGCTTCGCCTTAAAAAGATTTTGGCCGAACGTCGTTACGAAAACGAAAATCAATCGCGCGTCCAAGAGCGTATTGCCGATTACGGCGACAACGGAACGGAAGCGCAGTTTTATCTTCTCACTGACAACTTTCGCTAAGCGGAGAACGAAGATGCAAAAGCACAAAGCAACTTTCGTTTACGTCAACGGTGGCGACGAGTTCGACGACGATTACGAGCTTCGGATCGGCGGACGCAAAACGTTTTTCGCCGTTCAAATCACTGGGCGCACTTTTTCGCCATATCGCTTCGATGGGCAAGCGCTCGACTATTTCGGAGAATACTCAACGCTCGACGCTGCCAAGGCGGCAACCGTTAAGCAATATCTTCTCGAAAAACTGGAGAAATAAAATGGCACGCAAACCGAAAGGCTTTCGCACCGGACACGACGACAGCTTAGCTTGCCCGCATCGTGACGTTTCGGTTTGCCGAAAGTGCGCGACGCAATATGCCGAGATCGTCGAGGTATACGGGCGGCATTACTGGATCGCCGACGTTGCCGAACGTCGCGCGTTATTTACCGAGCGAAAAACGGACGGCGACTTTAAGTGCATCTGAAAATCTCTAAACCGATGGAGAAACGAAAATGACAACGCTCTTGCAGACTATCAAGCAAACCGTATCTGCCGACTCGATCTATCGACAAAAGGATGGGACGATCATTTTCCGCCGTGGTTATTTCTATCGCCACGGCATGACGCCAGAAGCATTCCGTGATGGCATTTCGACGAAACTTAAGAAAGCTGGCATCGATCATACCGTCGTCGATTACGGCGATCACTGGACGCCATTTAACGGCGGCGCTTCGCTTTCGCGCTCGTCGCATTTCTACGTTCGCATCGCCGTCGAGACAGTTAAAGTCGGCGAACAATTTTGAAAACGAACTTTATTGCCGCGCGCAAATGCGCGGCGTTTGGCAATTTTGCCGTTCATATCAGATTAAGGATTGAGACATGCCAAACGAAGTCAGCCTAGCAATCGGTCGCATCCTTCGGATCGCTTCGCGCCCTACCCAAGATGGCGATATTGCCGAATATGAGCGGTGCCGATCCATTATCATGAATAGCTGCCAGCCCCGGCCGCACTATGAGCCGAATTGGGTTCGTGATCGCCTCAAGGGCGCACAAGGCGATTGAAGCGTTTATCCCCTACAAAAATCGAAACTTAGTTTTTGCGCAACGCAAACCGATGGAGACTACGATGACGAAAAGTCAAAACGAAGCGAACAATCTCTGCGCTCACTTCAAAGCTCGTTCGAAGCTTATTTGGATCGTCTCGCGCGAAGAGGCGAGAGTCGAGCAATACGTTTTCGAGGCAGCGGCAGCGGCGAAATATATCGCGCGTTGCTGGGATGCCGCGCAAGGCGTTACAGATATCAATGGCGAACTCGCTCGGATCGGCGATACCGACGCAAGCGCGACGCTGGCGGCGATCAGCGAACGGGGCAAAGCCGAGACTGGCAAGGAACGTGGCGTTTGGATCATGCGCGATCTTCCGCCGTGGCTACAAGGCCCGCTTGGCGTTCCCGTTATTCGCCAGTTGCGCAACTTCGCGCGAACCGTAGAGCCGCGCGATACTGCCCAGTCCATCGTTATTATTTCCCCAAATGGCGACGTTCCGCCCGAGCTGTCGAACCATACGACAGTTATTGAATGGCCGTTGCCCGACCGGGACGAGATCGCCGATCTCATCGACGCGCTCATCGAGGAATACGATCTCAAAGACGTTGTTAAAAACGGCCAGCGCGATTCCGCAATCGACGCTGCAATCGGACTAAGCGGCGAGGAAGCGCAAGCTTGTTACGCTCGCTCGCTCGTTCAAATGAAGACAATCGATCCCGGCACTGTCGCGAAAGAGAAAAAGCGCGTCATTGCCCGCGAGCGGATTTTGGAATGGTTCGATCCGATTCCTGGCGGCCTAGATGCCGTTGGCGGTTTGGAAAATCTCAAGACTTGGCTGAAAGGCCGCTCGTTTGCCTATACGGCCAAAGCTCGCGAATATGGTTTGCCGCGTCCCAAGGGGACAATGCTCGTCGGTATCTCCGGCTGCGGCAAATCGCTAACCGCCAAGTCGATTGCCACCGCGTGGAATTGCCCGCTCATTCGTGTCGATCTTGGAGCGCTCAAAAGCAAGTTCGTCGGCGAAAGCGAAGCGAATTTGCGTAAAGCGTTTGCCATCATCGAGGCATTGGGCTTCTGCGTCGTCTGGTTCGACGAGGTAGAGAAAGCGTTGCAAGGCGCGACGAGCGGCAGCGCGGACGGCGGCGTATCTGCCGACGCGATGGGCGCGGTACTAACGTGGATGCAAGAGCGCAAGAGCGATGCCTTTATAATCATGACGGCAAACGACGTAACGCAATTGCCTCCTGAATTTCTCCGCAAAGGCCGTTTCGATGAGGTTTGGTGGGTCGATCTACCGAACCAGACAGAGCGCGGCGACGTTCTCCGCGCAGCGCTCAAAGCTCACGGGCGAGATAAAGTGGAGATCAATCGCACCGCAGTCGCCAAAGCGACGGAAGGTTTCACTGGCTCTGAAATCGCAGCGATAGTCCCAGACGCGCTCTATATCGCGTTTGCCGACAACGCTCGCGAGATCACGACAGAGGACCTTATCGCCGCAGCGAATACGGTCGTTCCGCTCGCTCGTACGGCAAAAGAGAAAATCGACTCGATGCGTAAATGGGCAAACGGTCGCGCTCGCTTCGCTACGCGAGTCGAGATCGAAATACCGAACACGACAAAGGCGGCTCGGGCGCTCGATATCGCCTGACTCGATCTGACTCACTTCGATTCAAACCGATTCAAAACCGATGGAGACTAAAAATGACAATCCAGACATCAACCCTTCGTCCCGGCCTGCTCGTTTCGCTCAAGACCTCGACGCGCGGAAACGTCTCTTACGAAAAGCGCGACCTCGAGGACTCGAAGCTCGAAAACGTCGAGCTTAAGAAATGGGAAACCTCCCGCACTATCGCCGATCTCGACGAATGGGAGCGTTCGAAGAAAGCGCGAAGCGCCGCGTCAATCGCAGTTCGCAAAGTCTGCGCTTGGTCGGCGTTCGGATTGCTTTGCCCCGAAAGCGATAAAGACGATCTCGACGCCGCAATCGTCGAGGCTCGCCGTATCGTGGAAGAATTTAACGCAACCGCGACGATGACGCGGCTGCACGTTTTCGTCATGGTTGGCAAGATCGCTGCCGACGATGTGGAAGCGGTTCGCGCCATCAATAGCGAAGTGCGCGACTTGATGCGCGATATGGAAGAGGGGTTGAAAAACCTAGACGTTAAGACAGTCCGCGACGCGGCGCAGAAAGCAAAAAGCTTGGGCCAGATGCTTACGCCCGATGCCGAAGGCCGCGTAACGAAAGCGGTGGAGCTCGCCCGCGAAGCGGCGAAGAAGATCGTCAAAGCTGGCGACGAAGGCACGGTAGAGATCGATAAACGCGCTATCCGCAAGATCGCAGAGCAGCGCACATCGTTCCTCGATCTCGATGGCCCGGTCGAAGTGCAAAAGCCGACCACCAAGAAAACCCGCGCTGTTGATCTCGCTGCCGATTAGGAGGTTTCGATGCAATATCGATTCTCGACACTCGCGAGCTTGGCCGATTATCTCGGTAATCGCGCCACGATGTTTCGCGAAAGCGCTGCGGGCGCAAAGTCCGCAGCGAAGCGTGCGCTCCTAATAGAACGCGCGACGACGCACGAAAGTATCGCCGATATGATCCGCCATACGGTCATAGAGAAAGGCGAAACTGATTTGACAATCGTTCTCAACCCGCAACGGGAGAAGTGACCATGGCTTGCGATACAAGATTGCGCCAACGACAGACGATCAGCGAGCGCAAAGAGGAAGTGAAGAAAGCGCTCACGCAACTCGAAAAGCTGATCGCGGCTGGAAAGGTTTCCGTCCGCGTCGGCAAGGAAGGCATCGGCAAGGGCGCGGTGGCGTTTATGGGCTGGGCCGATAGCGAGCGCAACGGATTAACCGATGCGTGCGCGTTGCGTCTCTTAATGGCTACCGGCTCGCAACTGACGAAATTGAAACTGGCCCAAGCGCAGCAAATGGCCGGCGTTTCGATCAATCGTCAGGTTATCGGGCAGGGCGTTCACTCGCACGATGGAGGGGCAACATGGCACAAGGGCCACTAACCAACCCTCCGCGTATCCAAGCAGTGCCGCGCGAAATGGCGGAAAAGAAACCGCCACACGGTTCGCCGTGTAATTCGTGCGGCCTCTGCTGCTTTTCTAGCAAGTGCGATGTCGGGCGAACTCTTTTCGGTGGGCCGTCGCGCGACGGCGGCGGCCCATGCCCGGCGCTTCGCTTCGAGACTGACGGGAAAAGCTACTGCGACGTTATGCAAAACCCGCAGCTCTATAACGAGAACGACCCAGACGAGGCGCGCGCCGCGATGATGCTTCTCATGTACGCCGGGTGGGGCTGCACGATGCGCGTCAACGGCGAATTTAATGGATCGTTCGACCACAAGCTCAGTCGCTTTACCGAAGATCGCCGCGACGCTTTCAACAATGCGTCGCGTATCTGGAAGCTCGATCACTTACTTCCCTTCTAAACCCAATCCATGAAACCGATGGAGACTACCGATGACAAAAACTTATCGCGTTTTCGAAGCTATCGCGATCCACGTTGTCGCGACTGCCGTTATCATCTTCGCCCTGTTGATCGCTGTGGGCATCGTAAAAGCCGAGCCGCGCTGCCACCAGCACCACGGCGTCACCCACTGCCACTAACTGGAGGCGAGCGTGAGCTACTGCTACGACACGATGCAAAAAGCTTGGGACAAGCTCTCCGAGCATTTGCCCGCGGACGTTCGCCACGGCGAACTCGCCGTACGTTTCGGCTTTCTGATTTCAGAAATGCACGAAGCCAACCACCGACTAAAAGACGCGATCAATAAAGATGACCGCGTCTATCACTGCGCGCGCAATCTCGACCGGCTAATGGAGAATCCCAATGGCTGATCACTCTATCGCCGAATGCGACGCGACGCTTTCGAGGCACTTGGACGAAATTAAAGCTGGCAGGATGACGTTTTACCAAACGTGGACCTGCTTCAAGTGCAAGCAGCGCGTCACTGGCAGCACGCCCAATAAACTTTTCATCATGGGCCACCATGAGGATTGCGGATTTGTAACCGATCTCGAAAAGGCCGGGTGCAATTATCTGCTGCACGTTCAGATCGGAGGTCGCCAATGACCCCCTATACACTCGCAAGACTCTGGCTAAGCGGCGACGCTTCGTCAGGGATGCGGCCGCGCTATCTCGCGCAAGAATTTGTTTTGCGTCGAGCGCTTCGCGACCCCGTAGTTGCGGCGAAGATCGTCGCAGAGCTTAACGATGGTTCCCGGTCGCTCGGTTGCGGGCGGGATTTCGCGTCCAATATGGAAATCTATCGATGCGCTCCGGACTATTGGCGACAAGAGATTATCCGCCAGTGGCGGGCGCAAAAGATCATAGATGAATGCAGGCGTCGGGCAAACGGCACTATCGATTGGCCTGTTCCCGGCGTCGGTGCTGCTTGGTCGGTGCAATCATGAAGCCCCGATACCAATGGCAAAAGCTTCGCCGAGCGGTGCCAACGCCAATGAGCGACGCGCTCATTGACGATCTCGTTCGTCTCGGAAAATACAGTAGCCGTGAAGAGATTATCGAAAAGCTGAACCACGAAGAAGCAACCACATCGCTCTGGGTAAACGATACGTACCAAGTTCAACGCCGCGAAATGGAAGGCGGCTTGGTGCACATCAATATCCGGCGACGCGATGGCGGTCCGATTCTTCGCGACTGGCGACACTTCCAGCAGATCAAAAACGAAATGCTGGGAGAAGAATGCGAAGCCATCGAGCTTTATCCCGCAGAATCGCGGAAGGTCGATGCTTCGAACAAATACCACTTATGGGGATATGCCGACCCTTCGTGGCGATTTCCTATCGGCATGGAAACCCGGCAAGTTGATTATACGGACGGAAACGTGCCGGGTACTCGTCAACGTCCGCTGTAAAATCTCAAACCGATGGAGACTAAAATGACTGACCTCAATATTCCGACTTTCCTCGCCCGCAAAGAAACCGAAGCTGAGGCCGAAGCGCGTCGAAAGAAAAACGCGCCGAAGGACAACAGCAAGGGCCTCAAAGTCGTAACGCCGCCCGATCCGAAGATCAGCGCGGCGATTGCGAAGGACTTTGCCGAGACGAAGAAAAAAGAAAAGCTCGACGATGTTAAAAAGTTCGTCGCGAACGGCCAAGCTGCCCAGAAAGCCGCCGATAAGGCGGTAAGCGATTTCGGCAAGTCTTTCGCCAAAGGCGGAAAAGCAGTGGCGGCAGCGAACGCGAAAACAGCCAAGGAGATCGCCAAGGCAAAGCTGCCGAAGAAAGCTGGCAAGATCGTAGAGAAGGCGATCAAGGCGCGCGACGAACTCGCGGCCAAGGCGAAAGCGGCGATCTCCGCGACGAACGGCAAGACGCCAGCCAAGCCGGCCAAAAAGACGTCAAAGGGCCGATATGACTGGGCAGCGGCGGAAGAAGCGGCGAAGAAAGGAAAGATTCCCGAGACGCCTGATTTTTCCGCGAATACGCACAAGTGCTATCGCCCGCGCCTCGACGAGATCGTCAAACTCGTCAAAGCGAAGAACGTCAAGGCGCTTAAGGCGATGAAGGATTCGGACTTCCGCAAAGATGGAAGCCCGCTAATCATGAACCGCTATCGCAAGCTCGCGATTACTGCTCTGGAGGCTTAGCCGGTCCGGTTACGTTCCAGAACAACACAGGGCCGGGGCGCTTGCCCCGGCTCTGGCATATCTGCCAAGCCTTCGCATCGTAATGCGGATCGGATGGGAACGGCGGCTGCTTTGCCCGCCATTCGAACGGCTTTGGAAAAAATATGTGGTTTGCGCCCGACACGGGCCGCGTCTTTCTTCCCACCATAACCACATTGATCTCGGCGTCGGGCCACGTTGCCCGCATCGCACGACCGAGAACACCACTCCCACCAGCACACCAAACTTCCCTTGGTTTTACTTTCAGCGTCTTTGCTGCCGCAGAGATCGCGTCGACCGCGCCGGGAACGTCCATACCGAACGGCGCGAGCTTTGCACCTGTATCTCCGCAATAGCGCTTTGCCGTCGCTTGTACGTTGCTCAGCATCCCGAATGGGACTTGGATAATCGTCGCGCCCAGCGCCTTAGCTTCGAACGCTCGCGGATGCGGTTCGCTGCGCTTCGCGACAAATAACGTGGCTTTCTTTCCAAGCTTGTGCGCGACGAAGGCCAGCGCATATTGCGCGCCGCCTTGGCACGGCGATGCATAAACCACCTCATCGGCGTCCTCATATAGCGTTGCGAGATATCGAGACTTTGTGCCACCGGGAAATAAATCCTCGCGCACCACCAGGGTGCCGTCGATTTCCTCGAGGATGGGTTTTTGCATTTAAGGCCAGTCCGCGGGCTTCTCTTCCAGCGGAGCGTCCAGACCTCTTTTTATGCACTCATTCGCCAGCGTGTGAAACTCTCGCGAATGTCTTGCCCATGCATCAGATGGATTGCCAACGTCAGAGCGCGGGGCGTGGTGCGCGCGGTATAGAGCGTTGGCGGTACGTTTCAGTAATTCTGCGTCGGTCACGACTTGCTCCACTTGTCTGCCAGCCACGCATAGGCGGTTATGACGGCCAGCACGCATAGAAATGAAACGACAGATATAAACCCAAACACGAACCAGCGCGGCAGCAACGTGTTCCCGACCCAGATTAAATCGTTCATGTGTGCACCACGGTCAGGCGCGTCAGATGATTGGGCGCGTATTGTCGAACGCGACGAATATAGTCAGCAGCTTTTTTGCGGTCGGTAAAGATCGCTTCGTGATAGTTCGCCCAGTCGTGCCAAATAATATAGATCAAAGCTTGTCTCCATATTTTTCGAGCGATGCCGATTTTGCCTTCGGTTTCCTAGCGCCCGATTTTTCGAGGATCAGAACGATCTCGCCATCATCTGGGTCTGTCCCAGTGTAATTGTTCACCATTTCGGTGTGGCGCTTCTCGACGAACTGCATATTTGCGCCGCCGATAATCTGCATGGCGGTTTCTTCCAATGGATTTTTTTGATTGCCCACTTGCAGGGCAAACACCGCGCCCGGTTTCAGCGCTGCGGCAGTTTTCTCGATCAGCGGCTTATAGAAACCTTCCACCCACTTCGAATATTCTGGATAGCGACGCCAGCTTGATTCGTCGCCGTTGTATTTTTCCGTGTCGAAATACGGCGGGCTCGTTATCGCGAAATCGTAAAAGCCTTTCGATACGTTTGCGTCCTCATATGGGCAGAGCGTGAGATTGACTTTCTTTTTTGCATCGTAAAACGGTTTCAAATCTTCAACCATCGCGCCGACGCCAAACGCGGTCTGCCCATCGACATCGAAGCCTTGATATTGCATCGCCGTTTCCGAAAGCAGGAAGCCAAGCGCTCGCCCGCCCCAGCCGTGACAAGGATCCAAGACTTTTCCGCCTTTCGGTGCGAACTCGTCGAACAATTTGCGCGCCAGATCGACAGGGAAATCCCCGGGCAGACGATGCCCGCCGAACGAAAGCGTGCACGCCAGCATCTTGTCGAAGTTCGGCTTGCCACCACAGAACCATTGGAGACTTTCAATATTCGGCGTTTTATCCGGTGCCGGATCGAAATCGAGATGCAGAAAGTCGCTAAGCGATCCCTTCGTATCGCCATTCACGAATAAACGATGCCCGGTATAGGGAAGCGTCGCTCCGCGCGGGATATCGTCTCCATACAATTTGGCGCGTGCAAACCATACGGCAAGCGATCCTCGCGTATATGCCCCGCTGAGATATCCGCCTTTGTCGCGCCAGCCATCGAGAATCTGCGCCCATTCTGCCACGCAGAGCTTCCACGCGCTGTTTAGGTAAATGCGCTCGTCCTCGGTGAGCTCGCGTTCGACAACGGGCGCGCCTTCGATATCGAACATGCCCGCGAGCTTGTCGTCAGGAAATCCGAGCATCGGCATATCGAAGCCCTGATCCTGCAATTCTTTCATTTCGATTTTGAGAAGCTCGTCGTCCCAACCCGAGAGCAACGCAACTTGATTATCGGCTATGCGGATCGCCTGTTTATCCGCTGGCGATAGCCCGCGCAGATAGACGACAGGCACTTTCTTAAAGCCAGCTTGTATTGCAGCGAGACGGCGACCGTGGCCTTTGAGGATTATGCCTTTCTCATCGACGACGATTGGCTGATCGAAGCCATATTTCATCATCAACTGGGCGAGCAGTTCGATTTGCTTTTCAGGGTGCGTGCGGGGATTACGCTCATATGGAACGATGTCGCCGATTGGCACCAAAATGGAATCTGCGGCAGGGAAACTTTTCTTCATTTTAATAGAACCTCCCGATCAAATCCCCGAGAAAGCGACCAGCCGTGATCGCAAAAATAAACAACAGCATGGCATGTTCCCATTTTGTCATCGCTTGCTAGCCATCAAGGATTGTCGGTCGGAAACGGCGGGCGATCTATGTGCTGAATCCATCGCTTCCCGCATTTGAAACAAACGAGGCTTTCAACAGCCAGCCCATCGCCAGTGTGGCCAACGTCAGCGGTCAAGTCGGCGGGCACTCCGCAATCCTCCCGTTCACACCTTTCCGGCTTTTCCATCGTCACGATCCTTTAGCGGCGGTTAATAATCCGGCTGGATTTTCCCGGCCAGCCACCATGCCAAGCCGAAAGCTGCGGCGGTAATAATCAGGTCCATTTTCAGTCTCCTTTTTTCTGTGCGGCGGTTAACGATACAGCGATCAATTTTGCGCAATTCTGAAGACACCCATCTTTGACCTTATAGGTGTAATCCAGCCACTCGCCGCATTGCTCGCACTTCTCGCCGTTGTCACATGCGACTAAGCGAATCTCCCGTTTGAGAATTTCCAAAATCGTCTGTTCCATCACCCCAATCCCTTATGGCGCATTAGTCCTTGAAAGGATCAAATTCACCCTCACCGGCCATAGCGACTGCGAACGGGCGAAGCGTGTGCAGAACATTCACCGATTTGGAATGCTGCGCCAGAACGTCAGGCAATCGACGATAGGCCATAGGACTTTCGTCGAGATCGGCACCAACCAAAGTTACGCCTCGCTCGTTCAACCACTTATCCATTTCGGCGCGCGTAAAGCGTCGCTTGGCTTCTTTGCGACCGAACAATCGGCCAGCGCCGTGGATCGTTGAATAGAGCGATTCTTTTGCCTCTTCGCTTTCGACGCCTTCGACAATAACCGCATCGTCTCCCATCGAGCCGCCGACGAATCCGCGCTGGCCGGGGAAGGCCGGCGTCGCGCCTTTGCGAACCACCCATAGATTTTTGCCGTTATGATTCTCGCGCCATGCGTAATTGTGGTGGTTGTGGACCATATCGGTGACAGAGCCGCCGATAAGCTTGCGCACACGCTCGATCACCCATTCGCGGCCAGCGTAGGAATAGCGGCCAGCCAATTCCATCGCGGCGATGTAACGCCGACCAAGCTCGCTGTCCTCGTCGATAACCGCTGGCGGAACGTTCATTCCATCCTTTCCGCCAGCGAGCTTTAGATATTTCGTCGCGCTTGAATGGCCCAAGCCACGGCTCCCGAAGTGGACGCCGATCCAGACAAAGCCGTCCTCGTCGCGAATCAGATCGACATAATGATTTCCAGAGCCGACGGTGCCAAGTTGCGCTGCCGCTTTCTGCCGATAGTCCTCTCTGTCCGATGCCTGCCATGCCGCATCGTCGTCCAACAGCGGATGCTCGACTTTCTCATCGTTCGTGAGGCCAACGCCGAAAGAAATCACCTTGTGGACGTCTTTGATGATCGTTCCGATGTTGTCCTGTATCGCCGAGAACGGCGTGTCGAGCCGAACAGCCATATTCCCGCAGCCGATGTCGAAGCCCACACCGGAAATTGAAATCTGTTTCTCATATGCGATCACCCCGCCAACGGGCTGCGCATAACCAAGATGGCCGTCAGCGCAGATTACGCCAGCCATGGCATTGCCGACCGCCATGCAATTCTTCATCTGGGCGATGGTGTTGTCGTCGTGCTGGCCAAATATTTTTAGCGGGCTGTTTTGGTATTGCGGTTCCTGCGGGCGCAGCATCGCAATGCCTGCCGCCGCTTCTGCGGCCTCCTTGGCGACGTGCTCTTTTCTTGCTGCGTCTCGGAACGTGCACCAAGCTGGTTGACCGCGACCCTCGCCGACCCGGCTCTCCGGATCGATGCCAGCGGCTATGCAAAGCTCCTTTGCTCTCGCCTGATATGGATCGGAACGCATTTTTATTTTTCCTTTTTACTAGATAATTTCCATTCCTATGTCGCCGCAACGAACCGTCGTGTTTAGAAGCTCAAGCTTTTTTTTGCTGTGCAACTTGGCCCTGATAGCTGCTCCGCTTTTTATTTCATCTCCATTAATAATGGAGCTACCTACCGTTACGTCCTGCGCGGCAGTCGAAAAATCCAACGTGGCGGAAATTCTATATGTGCCGGGGCCGACATAGATACGCCACGGCGAGTCAAGCAATACCACTTTGTCGCTGACAAATTCCTCGCCATTGATCGCGGCTTGCAGTCCTGCCGTATCGTCGTGGATGCCATCGCCAAATATTCTCGGCAAAAATAAATTGGTGACTTTACCGACCGCGACCGTTGCGACAGCGGCGGCAGATACGAGCAACCCGCGCAGGAAATTTCTACGGTTCATTTTAATTTCCCTTCGGTTGGTTTAGGCCAAACCTTACCGCAACGACTACAAGTCCAATGCGTCAAAAAAGGCGACGGCCATTTCGGATCGTGACCGAAAATCCAGCACCACATTTTTGTCGCTCCTTCATTTCTTCTGGATTGGGTTTGTCACGCTTGCCATCAGGCGCTGAAACTCTTTTTCCGTCATCACCGTCGCATTCGTCAGTCCTAGCCGGTTTTTCTTCTCCCAGAATTTGCACGCGGGCGCCCCCGCCAAAATATCCGATCCTCGTCCGCCCGTCCAAGTTAGGCGACTCTTATCGCATTTATTCCAGCGGCGAAAGCGAATACAGTGCTGGCACGTTTTGCATGTCTCGCCCTTCGGCCCAGTTCCGGGGAAATATGCGTAGCCTCTGGGCTGGACGTAATGCTTCCCGCGAATGGTGTGCGAAACCGTCTCGCCGCCCATCGTCTTAAACGTCAGTTGCTTTTCCCGCTGCGCCATTTCTCTTTTCCAGCCCCTTATGCAGAAATCGTTCCGCGTCGTGCTGGTAGATTTTAAGCGTGATCGCGATTCGCTCGGTATCGAGACCCTGATCCCATAGCCGCAAAACGGCTTCAACCATATTGTTCGGATCATAAATGACGCGGATCATCGGCAATAAATAAGGCCCGACCGCTTGGTGGAGCGGTCGGGCCTCTGTCGCGCGTACCCACCAACCGATGGAAAGGGACGCAGCGGACACCCGGGAGATCGCGGATCGATTATCATTTTTTAGTCCTCGCGTCGATGCTCCTAATTTTCACTTTCGCTGGATCGACACGCTTTCCTTTTTTCGTGATCTTGTTCCCGTAAAGAGCGCTATCCATCACCAATGCCCGCGCCTCTCGCATCGCGCGTAACGCCAATTCCCGTGGACCGAGAGGCCGGGGCATTGTCTTTACTTTTCCGTTTCGCCGATCTCGGATCGCGCTTTATTTTGATCCTCGATAAGCTTCCGCAAAGCTGGTGATGTCACGGTTGTCGCTGGATCAAGCCCGGCATCACGGCACATTCTCTCAAACATGCCCTTATTGCCGCGCTCGATGGATGCTGTTGGCAGCGCATCGGTTATCTTTTTCTCTTTCGGCTTTAGCGCTTCGAACTCGCCTTTGCTGAATGCACGAGGCTCGATGCCAGATTCCTCGCAGCGCTTTTCGAATTGCGCATAGTTGAGCTTAACCATTGGCATCGCCCGTTATTGGCCGAAATACTTTAATCGGCGTTCCTACGTCTCTCCCGCAATCGACGCGAAGCCCGCGCTCGGTGCATTTCGCAATAGCCGAAATTAAATTTAGGTGTGCCGTTTGTAAATCGTCGGCCAACTCAACATCAGAAAGTTCGCGGGCCTTAGCTGCTGTCTTTTTTATTCGACGTTTCATTTTTCTCTCCTTTGTTTAAGCACCCACCATTTCTCACCAGTCTCCAATAACCCACCGTCCGTAACCATGCCGAGACGGATTGCGATCCGCTCCGAATACGGACGATTGGTATTGATCTTCGCTTTAATCGGCCCATAGCCGCCTTCAACCATCGCTACGAGCATCCGCGCCATTTCCGTGCCTCTGCCGCCATTCCGAAAAAGCGGCGCAACGAACCAGCTTAAAATAAAGCAATCCGATTCAAGTTTGATCGAGCCCCACGCAAAAGCATTCCGTCCGACAGTGCTCTCACCGATAAACATGCACATCGATTTATCCACGATGCGTTTCGCCAGCCATTCGCTTTTGTCGCCGACCCACATTTCGCCATCTGGGTCCCAAGCTTCGAGCAGAGCCAAATCCAGTGTGGTGCAAGAGCGAAGAATCATCAGTGCCCGCCCTTCGGCATATCGACAGCGCCAGCGGCGTGAGAAATCTCCACAAGATGATCATGCGCGCGTTGTCGCTCTTCCCGCGTATCAAACGTCCGGCGTAATTCCGGCTTGCCGTCGACAGTAACGATCAGATGGAAGCCTTTGCTGTCGTCGAGAAATACGAATTTGCAGATAAATTGTTCTTCGTTTTCAGTCATCGTGGCGGCCAGATTTGCGAGAGCATCGTCACGCAGGAAATCGGATCACCTTTGCTATTAAAGATTACCAATTCCCCCGGCTCGAAACACCACATGCAGCCATCGCCGAAAAATCCAGTGCGCAATTCGCGCGTGCGGTTTGTTGTGATGATATTCATAGCGTCCTCAATTGCTGGTTTGACTTTGCAGGGCTCTCAAGCTCAGCAATCGTCTCGTCGATATGCTTAACGTCGAGCAATAGCTTTAGATCAGCCAGCGCTTCGCGATGCTCGCGCAGCTCGTCGTCGCAAGCGCGTAGTAACAACGCTGACGATGGAGCCCAGTTGAATTGATCTTCCGCCACGCCAGCTATCTTGCCCGCGTACCATTTACGAAGCGCTCGACGCATCGCCCATGCCGGGACATCGCGCAGCACTTCCATGTAGATCGCCGATTTTATCTCGACTTGTTTTTCGCTTAGCTTCGCGCTCGCCGTCGCGATCATCATTTCCGCCAACAGAGCGAGCTTTATATCCTCGTCGTTACCGCCCGGTTGAATCTCTCCCTCAATGTCGGTGATCTTCGATTCGACTTGGCGGCGCTCGTCGTCCGTCAGCCCGGGAATCCCCGCGCTCAAATATTTCTTCGTCCGTCCACCCACTGTTACGCTGCCGAGATATCGAAGCTGCCGTATTGCGAATCCCGGCAAGGATAGTTTCGTCTCTCGTTTGGGCAGAGCCACCATTGTTCCCATAACGCGCTTTCCTTTCTGCATCGAATTTGACTTGGTTGTTAACCCATGTCCGCCACGTTGCCGCCAAGCCGATCGATCCGGCGATCAGCGTCCCATGCTTGAGGTGATAGTCCCGGAAAGCCACCACCAACTGCCGTATTTTGTCCTCGACGAATCCCCTTTCGAGCGCGAACTGAACACCTTTCTCGTCTGGTTCCCAGTCCTCGCGCATCCGCTGTTTTCGCTTCGGGGGCTTCGCGTCGCTAGACGCGAACAATGATGGTTCAGATTGATGGTTCTGTTTGATGGTTAGTGACGCACGTGTTGCGTCATCATCAGGGGTAGTTTGCGTCATCATCAACCCATTCTGCGTCATCATGATTTCGGCCTTTTCTGCCTCTGTAGGCGCTAGATCATGATTCCGCACCATGTGCGTTTTCATCGCATTTTTATCAAATAAAACCCGGTAGATAGTGCTTTGCCGCGCTCGTCGGCGTCGGATGATAAAACCGTCATTTTCGAGCATTACGAGCCTTCGCGCTGCCGTATCGTGCGAGCAGCAAGCCTTTTTCGCCAGCTTGTCTTGGCTAGGCCAGCACCAACCGTCCTCGTCGGCATGGTCGCAAAGAGCCAGCAAAATAAGCTTCGTTTGCGCGTCGTCGATATCCTGCTTAAAGGCCCATGCCATTGCCTCGACGCTCATATCCGTTTCCCTCTCCCAAAGTGTTTCACGTGAAACATTTACCCAGTTTTGCCTCGCCTAATTTCCAGCGTTCGTAAGCGTTCGATGTCGAGCAGATCGGTTTTCGGCACATTCCAAGTATCGGGGTCGAGACCATCCGAGCCGTCCGATATTTGCTTCGTGCGGAAAAAATCCTCCTTCGTGATGAAGCCTTCGATGGCGCATTCCCCTGGCGCTGCCATCGAGTCGATACTGCACGCGATCAAGACGTTAAAAGTTTTCTGCCAATAGAGATCGTTGACCTCTAGCGACCACAGCAGTTTTCGATAATGGCCCGGCGTAGTTTTTACATCGGCGCGAATACCGTTAGGCAGAGACAGATCCTTTCCATCGTCGGCAAACATCGCCCAGTGCACATCAACGAGAGGCTCAAGTCCGAAATAGATCGCGACAGCACATTCGCCGATCTTGCTGTTCGTAAGTCGCACTGGGTCTTTCTCCGCGCCCCATCTTCCGGTCCGCGAGCGCGAGCGCGACGATCCGCCAGCGGCATAGTGCGCGATCAAACTGTGCGCCCATCCACTGCATCGCGCCACTAGCTGCTGCTCAACGGACACTATTTTTCTGTTTCGATTCATTCTGCTTCGTTGCCCCATGCATCCCAGCCTTTTCGTGCTGGGCCGCGCCTGTTCAGTTCGATCTTCGGCACGTTGGGATAATAGCTTTCGATAATCCGGTATGATTGCTCTGGCTTCGCAGAATGTTTTGTCCGCTTCTCTCTGATCAAAGATGGAAACTGCGTCCCGGGTGCTGGCGGCACAACTTTTCCTCGAGTACCGATCAGCAAAATTTCGTGCTGGTTAAGATTCCAATATCCTGTGCCGGTAATTTCTTTGTCCCATGCAAAATGGCTGACGTATTTGAAACCCCATGCGCCCATAACGTTTAGAGCTTCTGGAAGCATTGGGACAATCGCCCATAAAAATAAAACGCAATCTTTCGCGGCCGGAATCTTTCGGCTCATTATCGTTTGCGTATCGCTAACCGGATAATGGTTGGCGGCCGACTTGCGTTGTCCTTTGTCGGAATGTGTTTTGAAGTGCCACTCTGGATCGGCGAGAACAACGCCATATGTTTTATCCGGCATAGCCTTGATCTTCTTCGCCAGATTCTTCTCGCGCTCTGCCCGCTGGACTTTGAAATTACCGAATTTAGTTTCTTCAATAACTGCTTTGAGAGTAGCGTCGTGCTGAGTGGCCCATAGGTCCTCGACGATCTTTCGCATTTTGTCACGGCTTAGCTTGGCGAGCTTCATCAGCCATGCGCGAGATTTGCCGTTTATGGGAAGGTCAGATCGCCTTAAAGATTTAACCCCGGGGTTAAATCTTTTCCCGCGCCCGGGACCACCAAGCTTAGGCACGTTCTCGTCTATGCGGACGCCAATCTCTCGACGAAGCGAGAGGATCGTCCACTCCGCTTCTTGCTTTAACTGGGTCACTTCGCCGTACATGAGCTTTATCGCTTTGGCGACGCCAAGCAATTGCGAAAGTTCTTCATAGGTTTTTGTTTTCCGGCCTTGCTGCTCAAGCTCGCTTAACGCTTTGAGCGCTGCCGGGACATTTGCAAAATATTTTTGGGGCGTCTTTTCGAGCATGAGCAACTCCACCACGTTCTCGAATCGGAAAGCGAGAACGCTAAGCGACGAATTGTGGTACGTCGATTCTTTTCCGGAAGTTGTTCGCGCTAACTTTTATTGCAGCGTCGTTAGATGAACGACATTCTCAGCTTCGTTCGAACGAGCCTCATCATCTAGTACGTCGTGCACCATTGATGCTATTACTAGCGATGGCTCAATTTGGAGCTCGTCGGCAAGCACAAGCAAGCGCTCCGCAGTAAGCGGATCGAGCAGCGTCCGAAATGGCACTTTGTTTTCTTCGTCAGGGTTTCGCATAAGCGAATGCTCTATCCGATTCGCGATTGTGGTCCTTCGGCCTACAACGTCTTTTTAACAGATTTGTTGCAGCGCTACTTAAATGATATTTTTCTCGCCTTGGGCCATTTGGTATTATCCGGCCACTCAGCCTTAAATGCTTCTAACATTTCATCGAACTTGCGTAGCGTTATCGTAATTTTCCCTGATTCAAATTCATCGAGGAAGTTCACGTTACCGTGAAACCTGCGCGAAATTGTCGCGAGCGTCAGGTGATTCGCCTTACCGAAAGCTGTCGCTATAGCCAGCAAATAATCTCTGCAAAATTGCTCCATGGCTTTATTCCCCTATATCCAGTTTGGGCAGTTTTCGTTTCTGTTTTTTCACCGACGTTTCGAAAGCATCGTAATCTACTGGCGGATTTACCTGCGTGACTTGTTTCGGTGCGACAATTATCTCCGATATATTGGTGCCGAAAATTGGCGTTTCAATCTTCGTGCCGTAAATAACAGTTTCATTTGGCGCGATCCAGCGAATAGTTCCGCCAGAGGCATTCATTCTCAGGTTTCTATAGTCGCGCACAAATTCCGGCGAAAGCTCGACGCCAGATTCCTTTACCCACTTATCGAAATCGTCGCCGTCCATATGTAGCTCCCGATTATCCCCGGCAGATTTTTTTGTCAATCAACTTGGTAGTTTACACCGGCGATAATTGTCGCTAAACGATTCGTCCTCAATTTTGTCGGAAGTGAGAACGAGGACAACCGGTGGCGAAACGATACTACGACAGTCGAGGACGATCCGCGCCTGCATGGTTCATGCGCCCAATGCTCGTCATGGCGTTTCCCGTCATTCTATTTTTTGCAATGACGAGAGAGATTCTTTCTGGCTTTCACCGAGCATATTTAGAAGCACGCATCCAGTGGGTTGAGCTTAAGATACTTTGGCGCAGCGCTCGCGAACCCGGCACACCGATGCCGTGGTGCGATTACTGCCAAGGCTATCACCACATCACCGCCGATCACATACACAGGAAAAGTACATGAAGACTCTCGAATGGCTGGGCGATCCAATCACCAAGGCGGGCATCTATGCCAACGTTCCCATCGATAAATATCACAGAGGCGATATCTGCGACGGACCAAGCGTATCGTCGAGCGGGTTACGCCGTTTGTTTTCGCTCAGTCCGGCGCACTTCTATTCCGAGTGGCCGGGAAACCCCAACGCCGTCGAGCCAGAGGACAAGCCGCATTTTATTATGGGGCGCGCGGTCCACCATTTATTTCTCGGCGAAAAGTTTTTCTCGAAACTCTTTTGCATCCAGCCAGAGGAATATCCGGACAGAAACACCGGGCAGCTAAAGAAGTGGACATACCAATCTGTTTACTGCCAGCGCTGGCGCGAGCGGCAATGGAAGCAGGGGCTATCGATCTTGCCAGCGAAAGACCTAGACAACATTCGCGGCATGGCGGATTCGCTCGCGTCGCATCCCATCGTTACCGCTGGCGCTCTTGGCGGGCAGATCGAGCGATCCGGTTTCTGGCGAGATAAGGAGACGGGGTTGTGGGTAAAGATTCGCCCCGATGCGATGCCCACAACCAGCGTCGATTTCGTCGATTTGAAATCCACCACAAGCGTTCTCTGGCCCGATATCCAGCGCACGATTGCAGACATGGGCTACCACCAGCAGGGCGCTTTGGTATGCGAAGGCGCGAAGCGGTTGCTGGGCATAGATCGTCCCACGTTTACGCTCGTCTTTATCGAAAAGAAAAAGCCGTGGTGCGTGCGCGTCGTCACGTTGAAGGACAACGACTTGGCGCGAGGCGAAAAACAAAACCGCTACGCGCTCGACGTAATCGCTCGCTGTCTGAAATCAAATCGCTGGCCCGGTCCCGGTGGCGAGCGCGAAGATGCAGAGCATATCGAACTGCCAGAGTTCGCGCAGAAGCGTATCGACGACAAGCTCACGTTTGGAGTCTCGTGATGGCCCTTTACCAATCTTTCTGGAAACCAAATCAACACACGCTGCGGATTCATATTCGCCATTGCGGAAACTACACCGAAGTGCACATGCCTTATTATTTCACCCCGCTCAGTCCAATCATCGTCATCGATGGGCATAGCATCGATGTCGTCATCGACGACATTCGCACTAACCCGACGCCGAAAGGTGTTGAGGCCGTTCGCGTTTACGAAAACTTATAGGCGTCGCGATGAGAAATCTAAATCTGCTCGAAAACTATAGACAGCCGTACGTCGAGCGCTCGCTATATGGCGAGACAGGAGATCAGAGCAATGGAATCTTCCTGCTGAAATCGCCAATCGATGGCGGCCTGCTTTCGGTTATCGCATCGAGCGGCGACGGCTGGGAGCACGTCAGCGTCTCGCGTTCGAACCGCTGCCCCAACTGGCCCGAAATGGAATTTATCAAGCGAACGTTTTTCAAAGACGACGAATGCGCCATGCAATTGCATGTGCCGACGAGCGAGCACCTTAGTTACCATCCGTACTGTCTGCATATCTGGCGGCCGCTCAATCAGACTATCCCGCAACCGCCATCTTGGATGGTCGCGCCGGAAAAGGAGAAAACGTGAGACGCTACAACCCAGAACGAATAAGGCAGGGGCCGCATCTGTCGACCGACCACGAGCATTATTTCGTGGTCAACGGAAAATTCATCCGCGTGCAAAAGCGCGTCGACCACAAGACGATGCAGAAAAAAGGCTTATACGAATTTCGATGGAAGACCGTCGCCACATACAAACGGGTCGACAAATGAACACTTGCGATGAAGCTCACTGTCTGGCCGAGAACGAAAGGCTGGGACCGTCGCGGGACGCAATCGTAAGCGACTTGGTAGAGCGTGTCGCTATAGCCAGCGCAATGGCGACGAACGGTGGCGACTGGAATACGCACTACACCGACGACCAAAAACATTTATGGCGCGTCCGAGCGGTAGCGGCAATCGAAGCAATAAAGCAGACGCACATTATAATTTCTCAGGAAGAATATCGGCAGATCAACAACTGAGATTTTGGCAAAGGAGCGACATCGATGAGCCCGTTTTTCGCATTGGTGTTCACTTGCGGATATTTAACATGCGATCCGCCAAAGGAAATTATTTTTCCAGACGAAGCATCATGCCGAGAATTTATCCAGCCGTTTGTGCAATCTCATAAAGAAAATACCGGCGTTGGCGCTGCGTGTTTCGACAGGACGACAGGAAAAGTTATCGTTTCCAGCAAGCAATTGGCAAAGGAGAAAAAAGCCGATGAACGAAACTGAAACAAAAACTAGATTGACCGGGAGCGATCTCGCTACCCGCGGATTAGATGCGCTCGACGTTACCCACTACGATCAAATGCCCGTCGATAACGCCGCCAAGAGCGGCGAGATCAGCGGCGTTGACTGGATGAAAGTCATGGAGCTTGGCAAAGCTCTCTGCGCGATGCAGGACGGAATGCCCGTCCATGTTCGCGGTCGATGGGGCATCGGCTGTCGTATCGCGGCCAACGCCTATCAGTGGCGCATGGACCCGTTCGCAATCGCGGATCAAACCTACGTTGTCAATAATCGGCTTGGCTATATGAGCCAGCTAATCCACGCGCTGATAAATCGAAACGCGCCGCTGATGCACCGGCTGGAATGCCACTACATCGGCGAAGGGCAGGATCGGCAATGCAAAGTCGTCGGACAGTTTATCTCGGGCGACGAGCGCGACTACACGACGCCGAAGCTCAAAGACATCAAAGTCAAAAATTCACCTAGCTGGACTGGCGATGTCGATCAGCAGCTTTGGTATTTCGGCGTCCGCGCATGGGGCCGTAAATGGGTGCCCGAGGTTATGCTGGGCGTCTATACGAAAGAGGAACTTGAAAGCGATCCAGAAGCCATCCGTGGCTATGACACCGCAGCGCCAGGGCTCCACGCCCGGTTAAAGGGCAGCGAGCGCTCCGAGGAAGGCCACCACGCCGAGCACGTCGCCGCGCAGCTCGACGAGATCGAAAACGGGGGCGAGATCGTAGAGGAAGCCCCCGCGCCCGAGCAGCGGGCAGTGCAGGGTAAGGCCATAGCCCCTAAGGAGGGGAAAGACCCCACCCCGAAGGCAAAACGAGCCGGTAAGCTCCCCAAGGGCAAGGCGACTATAGAGGCCGACGAGCCGAAGCGCGGGCAGACGGCCTCCAAGGTGGCCTATCCGTCGTCCGTGGCCGAATATCTGGCCTATGCCCGCCGCTGGATCAAAGCCGAGCCCGACAAGGTGGCACTGGGCCAGCGCTGGGCTAGCGAGCGCCGTATGCGAAACGATCTCGGCTTAACGTCCGAAGATCGCGAGCCGCTGGAAGCCCTGATGCAAAAGAGGCTCGACGAGAAATGACCAATCCGAAGCAGGTAGACGGGGGTTTAGCTCCCCCGCTTCCATCCCCCGACTATCTGCAACGGTGGGACGAGCAAGTCGTCAAGCTGCAAAACGAAAACAAGAAACTGAGGCACAGCCTTGTAGCTACAAGAACGATACTCGTCCAACTAAAGCTATCAAGCCCGCCCGGTCTGTGGCCGGGTTTCGATCTCTGGATTGCCAACATCGACGCGAGCTTAAAATGACAATGGGCCCCGGAAAATACGATTACATTTGTACAGAAGTTCGCGAGCGAACCAATGCGCGGGCAGCGCTCGTCGTTGTTATCGGCGGTGATCTTGGCGACGGCTTTTCAATTCAAGCGCACTCAGACGTGATGATAAATCTTCCAGAACTTCTTGAAATAATGGCGAAGAAAGTGCGCGAGGATATCCAGTGATCGAATATCAATGGTACGCGGTTCGCGACGGGCAGAACCAGCGAAAAGTTTTCGGCTTTATAAAGCTCGCGGTTAACGTTCGCGACTATCGCTTGCCAATCAGGCGCGGGCTCGCGGTCGCGGCAGTTATAGGCGACGCTCAGCCGCGCGCCGTTCAAATAACCGCTGGCGTCGATTTTATCGATTTGCAAATCGAGTTCATGGGCGAAGGGCCGACACGCGAGCGCTGCATCCGATCAGATGATCGCACCATTGCTTTCTGGAGAACCGTCAGCGGTTTCTTGGAAGCGCAGATCACCGAAGCGCCGCCGCCGCAGCGCGCCGTTAAAAAGCCGAAGGCGCGAAAGCTACCGATGTTGGAGATCGATCTATGACATGCGTTTCTTGCAGCGAGCTTAAACCGATCATCTATCGCGGCATGTGCCAGCAGTGCACCCGAGATTTCAGATACACGCGCTATCGGGGATGGATCGAGCGACGCGCCGAACGCTTGGGCAAGCCGCTGCCGCGCGAAGGCGAACGTCGCCCGCTCGTCGAGACGCTAAAGGTGGTGGCGCGATGAAAGTGTATTTGGTTTGGGATGGCTACGAGGATGTAGAGGCCGTTTTTCTCTCTGAGGGAAACGCGCAGGCGTTCGCCAATAAAATAATCGAAGAACGTACCGGCGGACTATTCTTTCACCCAGACAATATTTCAGTCAACGAAATGGAAGTATCGGACGCGCCATGAAACTGCTTCGCCCCGACATTCCAACCCGCGTCAGGATCAAAGTAGCTCGACGCCAGCTTGAAGCTTTCGGCGCCAGCGCAGAAATGCTTAAGCGCGCCGAAGGCGAGCGTCAGGATATCTATCTCGACCGGCTGCTGACTGGGCTATCGCTATATTTGGAAAATCTGTTTCGACCGCTGCACCTCGACCACGATCCGGCGCTCGTCAATCGCAAGAAAATATTTAACCGGGCTGGCGAACACATTGGCTACAAGCCAGCCGCGAACAATCCAAAATATTTGGTCTATCGAACCAAGGAAGATCACGACCGTAAGACGCGCGTCCGTGGCGACGGCGCGCAATATTCCGATCTCGCGTTAGCCAGAAAAAATAAACGCATCGAAAAACGGAGAAAGAAAAATGCCAATGCCAAAGGAGCTATTCGTAAGAAGGGAAGAACTGGACAACAACGAGACTTTTTTCAACGCGGACGAGGATTACCAAAAGCTCGCAAGCAATGGGGAAAAAGTAATCGTTGGCCGGTACGAACTAATCGAGACGTTCGAACTTCGACTCGAACCGAAACTCCACCCAGTGGCGAATAAATGAAAATAGATCGTCGTCAGCTTCTTATCGGATCGGCAGCGTCGGTGGTCGCTTCCAGCGTTCCGGTTATATCGGCTGATCCTCTTATTCGTGGAATCGTTTGGCAGACTTTTCCGTTTGGCACAGAACCGCCTCTTGAATTTATGTCCGGACAGGTCGGCCCGACACGCGGGCCGCTTAAACCGACATCGTTCTGGCTGGCTCGCATGAACAACCGTGCTGGGCCGTTTTGGTCGAAACTTTACTGGCGAGATTTCGACGCGAAGGTGAGCGGATGAAACAGGTCCCCTATTCTAGCGCGAGCGCTGGCAATCGAGCGCGGGCAGAGATTCAAAAACTGCTCGCCGCGTTCGGATGCGAGTCCGTTGGCTTCATGGATAACTTCGAAGATAAATCCGTGCTGCTCGCGTTCCAGCATAGAGGCCGGCCAGTGCAATTGCGTGCCTCTGCCGCTGGATGGGCGTCTATGTGGCTTAAGCAGAATCCCTACACGCATCGACGCCGCGCTTCCAAAGCAGAATGGGAGCGCCAAGCGCTAGAGCAAGGCTTCCTCGCCGTTAATTCGATCTTAAGAGATTGGGTTAAAGGTCAGATAACCGCCGTCGAGTGCGGCGTGATGTCTTTCGACGCAGCGTTTATGCCGTTCATGGTGACTGATAATGGGCAGACTGTCATCGAGCGTATTAGGAATCTTAAAGTGCTGCCCGCGCCAACCGGAGCATCGAGTGAACAGTAACGAGATCATCGCGCGGCAGCTTTCGTTCCGACAATGGGAACTGCTCGCAGAACATTTTCAGAGCCCGCGACCAGTGACTATCAACCAAGACTCGTTGGAGGCGAAAACGAGGTTGTCGTTGCTGTCGAGAAAACTGATCAGAAAATTTCCCTACAACGCGATCACCGCGACGCACACGACGCTAACCGATGAGGGCCACGGCGTGATGTGCGCTGCGTTGGGCATGATGGCCGACATGCTCGTTAGCTGTGGCTACGATGGCATCAGCAATCCGAAGCCAACGCCTAAACCGATGGAGAAATACGCCTATGGAAAACTTATTACGTCAGCGCCTGATCCGGTCGATGTCCCAGATTCTCCGTTCGATCACCCCGCAGGCTATTCGGGAAGATATCAGTCTGGATGAAATTCTCGACGACCGCTCGCTTTGCTTCGTCGTCTTATGGGAGCGAGGCTTCACCGAATACGCCCTGAACGAATATATGGACGCTGCCCGCTGCATGGCGCGTATCCGTTTGGTGAATGAGGCACGCCATGAACAAAGCTGAAAGCGAACTGCTCGACGATGTGTTTTTGACTGGCGAGAAGCTGCTAACCCTGAACAAGAAATGGGCGGAGCAATACCAAAAAATCCGCGACGAGCGCGACAAGCTTCGAAGCGAAATGTCCACAGTGGTCGACAACGTCGATAAGCTGCGTGCCGAGGTTGCCTGCATCAACGTCGAGAAATGGAAGCTCAACGACGAGATTAAGCGCCTACGTGCTCGCATCGAGCAGATGGAGGCGCGTCATGGCAGTTGATTGGATCGAGTGCATGGAGTTTTCCGCAGCAGGGCTCAACGAGTCGATGGAGTGCGTCGCCACCGTTTCAAGCGCGATATCTCTTAAGCGGATTGCTGATGCGCTCGACGCTCAAAACGAGATCGCAAAGCTCCGCGCTTGCATCGAGCGTATCGATAGCATCAACGACAACCCGGCGATCTTCAATAAAGAGATAAACGAGGCCATCACAAACGCTATTGCTGGGCGCGGGCAGACCGGCTTTCGCAGCATCCTTAGTTGGGAGAAAACGCCATGATGTGGAACGTCTTTTCCATTCTGCTGTCCGTCGCGCTTTTCTTCGTGGTGACGTTTCTGCTCAAGCTGGTATTGGCCGGCGATAAGCGCAAACAATATTTCTGCCACCACCATTGGGGCGATTGGGTGGAAGAAGATGCCTATCTCCACGCAAACGATTATTTCGACAGGCTACGTCTCGCTTCCGAAGGCCAGCGCCTAATCAAGACGTGCGAGAAATGCGGCAAAAGGAGAACACGATGGATCGGGTAATAGGTTTGCAACGTCTGATTTTGTTTCTGGCGCTAATTCTTTCTGCGCCAGCTAAAGCGGACACAATTTATGACTTCCACCTTTATGCTGGCCCTGCTGCCGCTGGCAGCGCGTCGGCAATAGGCACAATTGTATTCGGCGATAACCCGGGATGGAATGTTACGATCACAAATTATTTATCTAACGGGCAACTATACGCGCAAAACAGTTACGACAATACAACCGGCACGATGAGCGCAGTATTCGTCACCGAAGATGGCCTATTGGCCGTTCCGACTTCAACAAACTTTATGATGACTGGCCCTTGCGGACAATTGTGCGCGGTGAGCTTTCAGTTTCATTCTTTTTATCCCGGTGGGCCTGTCAGTCACCGGATCGGAACGGTCCTCGATCTCACTACGCCTTGGACGCCGGATTCTTTTATCATTGGTACGCTAGCCAATGTCGAAACGCCTTTAGCTTTATCTTTTTATTCTGGCTCGCCGGTCGATTCAGCGCCGGGGCCAGTCGTCGGCGCTGGATTGCCCGGTCTCATAATGATCGGTGGAAGCCTTGTCGCTCTATGGCGGCGAAGGAGGACAACGCGATGACGGCTTTCCGCGTGCGAGGCTTTGCCAGCGGCCGACACCCAGATCAAGTGCCGTTTGGCAAGCTGCTGCTCGAAACATCGCACACCACAGAGACGAGCGCTTATGTCGAAATCGAAGCTTGGAAAGAGCGCATGAAGCGCGGCGAGGTTAGCAGGGTGGAGCTCGTCGATCAGCGCGTCGGCGGAGCGCTTACAAATCTCGATGTGCAGCCGCACACAGATATCCCGTGGTCATGGAGAAAAAAATGATCGCTCCGCGCTACAACATTCCGCCACACGCGGTTCTCGATAGGCCGCCGACTCTGGAAGAGCGGCTAATAAAAGCGGCCAAACGTCTGCGGCGAGCAGAGACAGAATATCATCGCGCTATCGCCGCCGACGAGCAGCCGAGGCTTTGGAAAGCTGGAAACGCATACCAAGCGGCAAAATGGAATCTCTATAAAGTTGCGGGGGTATGAAAAATGAAAACCATGATCACGCTTTTAATGAGTAACGGGCGAGCTAAGGCCGCAGCTAGTTTCGAAGTTGATTTGAAATGGTGCGCTCTAACGCCCGAGAGCGCAGAAAAGATTCGCGGATTTTCGCCTCGTTATCTTTACGATTTTACGCTTAGCGATCCCACGGGACATTATCGTTTCTACACCATTATGCCGCGCGGCAATAAAGGCAGACCGCAAAGCCGAGGCAGCAGACTTGCGACGAAGCGCCGACGAACAATCGCCAAGCGGAGCTTTTGAAATGACAACGGCAACCAACCGAACCGATTTTATAAAATTTATCGCTCGCCTGTGCGCGGGCCAGTCGGCGCTTCCAAATCAGATCGAGGCTTTTGAGAAGTATTACGATGCCAACGCCCCTCACGCCGACAATCTGATCGCAGTCGATGAGGTTCTGATTTCCGGCACGGCAAATAAATCAATGCCTGTTGTTTTCGAACTGTACAAAAACGACAAAAAAGTAAACGTCTGCGCCATCAATTTGTTCGGTGGAATCTATCGCTGGTACACGGGGCCTGATCAGAAAGTAATCGCCGCCGAAAGCGATATCTACTGGCAAGTTCGCCGCAATACCTATGGCGTGAGCGCAGACTTTTTCAGGCACTATGTCGGCCAGATCAGCTTCATCGATTCAAAATATAAGCGCCACTGCCTGACGATGACCAAAGCACAAGGATCGATTGTCGACCCATGATTTATGAACCGTTCATCGATAAAGCGCACCGCTACAGCAAGAGCGGATTAATGCGCCTGCGCGCAACGTGGATGGCGTGTGCGCAAGTCGACCACAGCGATATCCCTGGCGCATTTGTGGAGTGCGGCGTATGGCGAGGCGGCAACGTCATGGTGGCGCGTTGGGCGTCGCCGCTTCGCCATTGCTGGCTCTACGATACTTTCGAAGGCATGACAGAGCCCGGTAAATACGACATCAAAAACAAACCTAATTCTAAGCCTCTGGACGATAGCTGGATCGGCAAGCTTGCCGTCAGCGTGGAAGCGGTAACCGAAAATCTAAAAGAGGTTGATGTGTTCGACGACGAGCGCGTCCGCTTCATCAAAGGCGACGTGCGCAAGACACTGCTCGAGGAAAATAATCTGCCAGAGCAGATCGCCGTGCTGCGATTGGATACTGATCTTTACGACAGCACCAAAATTGAGATGGAAGCTTTGTATCCGCGCCTCAGCGTCGGCGGGTTTCTGATCGTCGATGATTTCGGCCACTGGCAAGGCGCGCGAAAAGCAGTCATCGATTATCTGGGAAAGAAATCGAAGGGGCTTAAGCCAATCGACTACACCGGAGTCTGGATGCAAAAGGAATAAAGGAGACGAGCCATGACAACAGCAACGAAAGTGGCCGCGTGGATTCTGGCCTGTGCAATTTGGTTTGTTGGATACGTTTTATGTTTCGGCCTACCTGCTCCCGCATCGCCGACCTGCATGTCGATCAGAGAAGCGCGCGCAGAATACCCGCGAGATCATCTTTATAAGCGCGATGGTTGCTGGGACAGCAAACGCAAGCGTCGCATCGTTCCCATCGATCTAAGCGACAAGCGAATAGCCGACGCAAACGGTATGGTTATTGCGCCGATCGATCCACCGCCGCCGCCCGAATATGACAAGTTTGTCGGCCCGCATGAGCCGATGCTGAACTATATGGTGCCAGAGATCGCGTTCAAGAAATCGGATCGGCTAGATGCTGTCTTTGAAGAGGAAGCGAAGCCAGAGCCGCCGAAGATCGTAAAGACAGAAACGATAGTCGAGCACCCGAAAGGTTCGATGCGCTGGGACGAGCGGATCGTCCTATGGGTTTTAATTCTAAGCTCAGCTTCAACATTCGCAGTTATCACCGCGTACATAATTTCCCGCACAACGTTCCCGACGCTCCCAGATCGTTGGCGGAAACTTTTAGGGGGCAGGAGAAAAACCGATGCAGACGAACACTACACCCGAATCCCTGTTGCGCGAGTTAATCGACAGCTTAAAGGGACAGGAGAACGCGCGATTGCGGGAGGCGATGGCCCGCGAGATCAACAACCATATATTTATCCGCGGCACATTTTCGACGAGTGGTGGGGAATTAACGAGCGAGGACATGGACGTGATCCTAGCCCGCCTGCAAGTCGTCCAGACGACTTTAGCGCTCTCGGCGCGTGGGCAAAGTCACGAGGCTTACGCCCCGAGACGCCACCAGCAACCGCATCCGAAATTGAGCCCAGTCAATCTCGACAGGCTCGAAAAAGAAATCGTTGGTGGAAGCGGTTCTCGATAGCGTCATGACGCCGCTAACTAAAGCGCGTCGCAATCTAGTCGCTCGCCTTCGGGCGGGCGACATTGCAGCCGACGAGCTGAAGCTTGGCGAGTTCGCGCGGTGCGCATTGGACATCTGGATCGCCAAGAGAAAGACGAAAGAGGCAGACGGTCTCCGAAATGAGGCGCTGAAACGCCTCGCTGATTTTGAGTCCGCTATTCAAAAAGGATACGGAAATGGGAATCAGAAAAATTGAAGATGCAGAAATACCGGTAATGGATGGTTCACGCGCTGCTTATGTGACCATTGGCGACATAGCGCAATACGTCGCCGATAAGAAGGCGAAGCAGCCAGAGGAAGCGGAGGTTGGCTTTGTCGCCACCGCATTACTCGGTGCCGCTGCCGTTGCGAATAAGTCGCCAGTTATTACGCGGCGATTCTGGTCGCTCAGGAGAGGTTAATGCGGAACAACGGTGATCTGGCTTTGGGGATATTGCTTGGCTTGCTGACGCTTGCCGGCTCGGCAATCCTTCTCTACCAAATCCTCAAATTATTCGCATAGGGGTGGGAAATGACGGTTACAGAGATACGCGAGGGCGACGAGTTCTTCACTGATCCGGTGGAGTGCCGTCAATGCCAATGGGTCGGCTTTGTCGGTGACTTGATAGCCGGGATGAAGCCAAAACCATATTGCCCCGAATGTGGGAGCATGGACATTGGCGCAGTTCAGATTGTGCGAACGTGAGGGGTGGTGAATGATCGGCGGGCACATTTGTTGCAAGGGCCTCATCCTAAGTGGTGAGTCTGACCCCTTCGTGAGATTGGGTTGTAAATGTGCCCACCCGTCACTCATGCGCCAGAAATGACAGGGAGGTTGATATGAGCGGTAATCCAAGAACGCGCAAGCCGCTTGACGGGTGGCCTAGAATATATCTGCGTTGTGTCGATGCTGGCACCGACAATGAATGTTGGATTGTATGTGCCAAGGGCGATCCCGGTGCCATCCCGTTTCTACGCGAAGAAACTTAACCGCCGCTAAACACACCGGAGGATGATTTGACCTACGATACAAAATGTTACGAACTTGCAGAACATTTCCTTGGGTCGAAACCTGAGATTGAGAACCTTAGAAAGCGCCTTGCCTACGATATTCAATGCAACGTCGAGGCGTGGCTTGAAATGGAGCGCGACCAAATAATCGAGTCAATTATCGCTCATGGCTAGTGTGAGCACGACAATGGGATTTGCTGACAACCCGTATCACGCACAGACGCAGATCATGGATTGGCTGCGGCAGAAGGGCCATAAGGTTGATTATGGTCGCCGGGAGACTGCGCGAGAGCGATTCATCATGCGATCATGCACAATGAAAAAGCGATATTCGATTGAGCCACCGCTACTGCTAAACGAGCGTGCCTACTCGTGCGAGTTCTGTCAGGGCTGGCACAAGACAGTCAAAAAGTAGGAAATGGACGCATTCGTGTCGTGAAAATAAAAAAGGGGCGGAACCGCCAACTGGCTCCGCCCCCAAGACCACAACAGCACGAGACTTTTAACAATGTCCGACAAATGGCGCAAGAATAAACGCGACTGGTATCACCGTAATAAGGTTTGGTTGAAGATCAAACGCGAGCTTGGATTTACTACCGAGCGAGCGCAGCAACTAGCGCCACCAATCCGGCTACCGCGCACCCGCGCTCGAATAAAAGCTAAAGCTTCGGACGGTTTTCAAGTTGTCGCTCTAGACGCTGTAGGACCGTCTCAACAGCCGTCAGACGATTACCGATAAGCTCTACCTTTGATGTTAGATCGCGCGCCTGCCCATCGCGTGAAATCACCGTGGCGCTAAGTTCAGATCGAATTTGCGTGGCGGCTTGCGTCGCGTTTTCTACGCGCAGAGACAGAATATCAACCTTATTGGTTAAGCCATTCCAAGTCGCGAAGGCCGTACCAATCAAACCGATCAGCGCAACGAGGTTGGCGACAGAAACGACATTGACTTTGATCTTGCCGCCTACGCCGCGATCAACCTCAAACGGGCCATCGACGTTTGTCATTGTCATTTTCCTCTGCAAGCTCGCGCCTTATCGCGGAGCTTTCCATAGTCGCGTATCGCTTCGTGGACAGCCGTTCCCGATTTCTTAAGCTCGTCGGCTAGCTGCCGCTGGAACTCACGCGAATAGACTTTTTCTGTCGGGCAACTGCGCGGATCAAAATTTGCCGTCACGCAGCCGCTTATCAACATCGTCATCGGTATCAGGACGAGCATCGATCTTTTCGAACTTTTCCTGATTGCGTTTAACAGCAGCATCGCTTTTCTTCCTTTCCTCGGCGGCACGGTCTGCCGATCCTTTCGCATATAGTGCCGCTGCGCTGCCAACGACAACAGCAGCCTCTATAGCGAGTCGCCGCAACGGCGGTATGAACCACGCGACTGCAAGACATGCGATTACGATCAGCCCCGAGAGGCCGATCCACGCGACTGTTGAGTGCCAGAACCATTCAGCCATCGGAGTCGTCCTGCGATAGGTGTTTGATGATGTTATTTACGTCGATACGCCCCTTGATCACCAAATACAGCCCGAGGCTCAGCGCACCCACAATGAACACCAACGCGGCGAAGCCCCATGGCGTTGCAATGTACTGGAAAGAACCCATTACTGCGGCAGATATGCCACTGAGCCAAGTAATGATGCCGCCCCAAATCGTCTTGCTCTTTTCAAGCGGCTTGACTTGAGAGACCGTATCGTCCGCTTTCGGGCTGGCTGGCGTAGGCTCAGGCTGAATGGGAGCGTCGGTCGGGACAAGTGGCGGTGCTGCATCGATGTCGAACTTGGCGGTTGGATCCATTGCCATGATTTGCCGCAATAGGGCCATGGCGCCTATCTGCTCATCGTAAAGCGGCTTGCCAGTTTTTGGATCGACTGTCGCGTAAACGCCGTCCGAAATGTATTTGCCGGGTTTCTGAATATTCGTCCCTGCCCAGAGGTACGGGCTAGGGATATTTTTATTCGGGTTGCGATAGCCAAAGCCATTGAACTTTTCCGCCGCATAGGCGACGCGCTCCGGTCCCCAATCTTTAACGTTGTGGAGCTGCTCGCCGATGATCGCGTCGGCTGCGCCTGCCTCCCAGCTAATATTCGGATCGGTTGGCCGGCCCTTCGGTACGTTGACGGTTCGAACCGGCTTGCCGTCTCGGCGCATCGGATCGCCGTTGTGCAGCCAGGTATTAAAATTGCCGTTGCTTTCGCGCATATGCAGACAGCCGACGCAGAACCAAGGCATCCCGGTCATTTTCTCGACGGTTTGATATCGCGCCTTATTCGCTGGCGAGCAGACTTTGCCAGCCTGCTTGTTCGTCTCGGTAAGCTTCGTGACGATCATCTTATCCCAGAGCGCTTTGTATTCTGGTTGCAGCGTCGAATAGGAATATTGCGCCATGTCAGCCCCCGAGCAGTTTCTTGACGGGTGCGAAAGAAATCATTCCGCCCCACCAGAAATGACAACTGAGAAATCCGAGAACGAAACCAAGCACGCCGACGAAGATTACAATGATGGCTGGATGGTCCACTGTTATCTCCCATACGAAGCGCGAGAATGTCGGAACGTGATGCTTAAGCGCGTAAGCTTCCAGCGCCGCGAAACTTAAGATGATCGCCAAGATGATGCTGATCACCCAAAGCGGCCAGACGAGATACATATTCATTGCTGCCCCCTATGAACTTGTTAACCCGTAAAGCGCCGATGTGGCAGACGCGATGTTGCCCGTCTCAAACTGGAATCGAAGCGCAGTAATTGCCGACTGGACATTATAGGTGCCGTTAAAGACCGACCAACCGGGCACACCAGAGGCGCACCGATAGCTCGCTTGACCGTAAAGACTGAAAAATTGGTTCATATCCGGATCGTGGAAATTGATCGTCGCGCTGAACGTTTCGCCAGATGCGTTGCCGACATCGGCGGTGCCGGATTGTCTTGTCATCGCGATTTTAGAATCGCTGGTGCTGGCAACATCGGCGGCAACGTTCGAAGCGACCGCGTGCGAATACCAATAATAGTTTGCGGTTTGATAGGTAGGCCCAGCGCCAGTGCCGATGCGCAACCAAGCTTCGACATCGTCGGTGACGGGCGCAGCGCTATTGATCTTCCAGATATAGGAATCATAGGTGCTGTCGAGCACGACGCCGGAAACGCCGTGTACAAAATCAATCGATGCGACAGCAGCCACGCTCTGAAAGCGCAGAAGCTTTGCGCCGTATGGAACGACAGCGGCGGGCGCATAGCCAACGACGACAAGCTTTGCTAACCCGCCATCATAGTGCAGCAGAACGTGGCTGTTGATGCGCAGTGCACCAGCCGTCAGCGCAACACCTTCGGCGTCGACAACCGCCGTCCCATTAAAGGTCACAGCACCAGTATTCGTCGCAACCGGCGTCAATATGAAATTCATCCCATCGAGGAAGCCAGATATCAGCGGGGGCGTGATCGTTCCGGTAATCGTATTGGTGCCAGAGACGCCGCTAATCGTAATGACGGATGCAGTATTCCAAAGCGCAAGGATTTCCTCGGCGACCTGATCGAGATAATCGTTTCCAGTACGCGGCCCAGGCGTGGCGCTGCCATCGGTTAGGCGATCAACAGTCATTATTTTTTCTCCGGCGCTTTAGTCGTTGCGTCTTTCAATTGTTCTTCCAGTTCCGCGATCCTCGCGTTTGCCTGTTCAAGCTGATCTTGCAGACCAGCAATTGTTAAAAGCTGCGCGCCTAGCATTGCTTCGATTTTCTTTTGCATCGTTATGCTGCCGTTGTCAGTGCTGTCCAAGTTGTCCCGCCGTCCGTGTTGATATAGGCGCGGTCGTTCGTCGTCGTGCCGTTCGATTTCAGATACAGCGATCCTTTCGCCGCGCTCAGCGTCGGATTGCCAGAGCCGAAATAGACTCCAAAATTTGCTGTAGATGTCGCTTTGTAGCCAACACGGTTATCCCCACCTGCTGGAATAGCCGTGCCATTATATGCTATTGGACTGATCGCGACGCGAAAGCGCTCAGCGAAAGCGCCCGATTGAATTGTCTCAAATACCCAAGCGCCGCTTTCCGACGACGCGGTATTCACCGCTAGATCGACCGCCATCTTTGCGAACGTTACTGTTGCGGGCGTCGAGTTGCGGCCTTGAACGAAAACACCGCCGAGACGGTCGTTGACGGCCACCGAGCCAGAATTATGAAACAGATTGATAATCGCGCCTTGCGCGCCACTATCGTTCTGCTGTAGCGACAGCATGTTTGTCGTATTGCTGACGGCGAATGTTATGCCGCCTGTCGCATGGGTGATGGTAAAATCGCTATTCGCGAAATTGATGACGCCGCCAGAAGCGAGAGACAAATCCGACCAGCTTAGCGACCCTGTTCCTAGCGGAGCGCCATCATTGATAGCCGGGTTAAGTCCGCCCGCTCCGACAAACTGCAAGCTGCCTTCGCCGGCCGCCGTTGGCGATCCAGACGCGCCGCCAGTCGCGACGAGCGCGGAATCATAATCGAGCGCTGTCGCCCCCGAATGGAAATGGATAGCTGGGTTGCTTGCATTGCCGTCGATCCGCCCGAGCTCCAGCTTAACGTCGCCAGAGCCTTTGATCTCGACAGAGGTTAGCGCCGTCAGAAGATTGCCGACTTGGTAGCGGCGATCCGATCCAGCGCCTCCGCCCGTCGCATAACCGGCGAGGAAGTCCGTAGCGGACGGGCCGGTGCTTTCGGTAAAGTCGCCAAAGTTCATGACATAAACTCCAAAGTATCAGCGCCGCCTTCCATCGTATTAAGCTGCGTCAGATCATCCATCGCCTGCAGCAAGGGCGCGCCCGCGAATCGCACCAGTGATGGTGCTTCATCTACCAGCGCCATTGAAGCCTGAAAGTCCTTTGAGGGCGAAATAGATTGCACAAGCATCCGTCGATAGACGGTCGACATATCGCCAGCGACGACGAGACAGCCGTATTTGCGGTCGTTATCGGCAAAGCCTTGGATCGTGGAGACATCAGTAAATGGCGTGGAGAACGTCAGAACGTTAGTCGAGCCAGTCACATTCGAAAGCTGATGGATCGAAATCGTCCCATCGGTTCTGCGGATCGCCACCCCGGTTTTGATTCCTACGGCATGCATATCGGCAATCGCGTGCATGTCCGTGATCGCGTGCATGTCCAGTTCATTTGTGCAATCGATCTCGGCGTCAAGCGTGATGCCGGTAATTTGCACCGGGCTACCGCCGCTTAATTGCTTGCTGGCGATGTAGCCATCACCGGAACGGCTCGTCAGAATATCGTGCTCAAGAGCGACCAGTGATCCTCGTCGGCAGACAATCGATTCAATATCAACGTCCATGTAATAGAACGTCGAGCGCAAAGCAGCCTGATCGAGATCGAACAACGCACGCGCTTCGACCTTATCGACATCAATTATTCCGTCGTAGGCGACGCTTTCCAAAAGCGTCAGATCAGTATTGGTTAGATCGCGCTGATAAACTGTCGTCTGCGCCTGATCGTCGTCGAGACTTTCATCCCGATAGGTAACGTTGAAGCCAGCGGGCAGACGCGCAAACGCTTTTTCATAATGCAGGTTCGCGCTATTGCGCCGCGAGAATACCTGAACCGGCGCATCTGCCGTTCTATCATTATCGACAACGATGCTATAGATATCCGATTGATACGGGCGCGCATATGCACATGACGCCAGCAAGTTAAGAACGTCCTGCGTGCGCGTATCGTTGATGATCGCGTCGCATGTCCAATTGTTATCGCGACAGAGCACTCGCCAAGCCACCAGCGCATCGTCGTCGCGCAGATCGTCAGGCAGCGGGTCGAGGTTCTGGCTGCCGCTCAACACGTCACGATAATGCGGAGCCGGATTGGATGAGGTCGTCCAAGCAGTCCAATCGGACCCGTCCCAATCTTGCACATAGCCAGATGCCTTGATGGACAATTGCCTGACAGATCGGTTTAGCGCCGTCAGTGCGACTAGCGCGACCTCTCCGGAACGGGTTAACGGCGGCTCATTCCAGATCGACACCACGCGCGTTAACAACACGCGGTCGGAGAAGTTGGAATGGTTCTGGAATATTTTAAATCCACCGGAACTGAAATACCAGAAAGGATCAATGGCACCAACAAAACCGCTGTAGCCCATATTGCTGATCGAGAACGATGAACTTACCAGCGTGGTGCCGCGCTTGATTTGAATCTCATAAATGCCTTTCGGAAAAGTATTTTCGTCGAGATAAACTTCGCATCGGTTGTCAAACAAGTTAATATTTCTCAGGCGCGTCGTCGCAGTATTTCCGTTGATCAGGTAAGCCACGCCGGCCCCATCATCAAAATACGAGTCGGCAGTCCATTGCCGTTCCGGAGGCGTAGCCGGCGTCTGTGCAGAAGCGCCAGTATTTAATCGCGCGGCCCAAAATCCAGCGCTCGACGAGGCTGGTGGGTCCTGCAGGAGTTCTGCTGCCTGCCATTTTAATAGGATTGCCACCCGGCGCTGGTTCGTGGCGTTAAACTCGTAATACAATTCCGGAAGGTTTATCCACGCTGTATCGCCGCGCATGCGAAAACGAATGCGCAATGGCACCGATGCATATGTATTGCTGCCGGGATAGATGCCACCCGGGAAAAGCAGATGCAGCCATATTTCGTCGGGCGAACTGCGCGACGCTACGCCATGCCAAACCGGCAAATCTGTTTCCGGCAAGCTTTGGTGGCTAAGCAATTGCCCATCGCCCTGCACCGAAGTGTCTGATAATTCGAGACTAGGGGTTATCGTTCTGCCCTGCCGCGTTATCAACGATTGCTGCGTATCGCTGGGCCAGCCTTCGCGCGTTTCAAATTCGATATCTTCCGCCTCGACGAGCGGACCGCCATCGATCCGGATATCCTCAAGCTTGTGCGGGCCATTGAGGATATAGAGCGCTTCGACAACTTCGTCCTGATCGACAAGCTCCACGACCGGCTCGCACGCGAGCGGTGGAAAGACCTTTCTCGTTCCTATAACGCGGGGAATTGACCCGCCCCTATCGAGAATGTTTCCGCTCGCTGCCGCTGCCTCCGCCTGCTCGGCATTGGTGCCGCCAGCGTCTACCCCTGCAGCCGATATGGGAGGTCCGCTCAACGCAGAGATGGCCAGCGCCCCGCCAATGGCGACAGCGCCAGCAAGTAATTGAGCGGAAGTCGAACCGGCAGCAAGATATGAACCGGCCAGCGCCAACCCTTCAGGACCGAAAGCGCCCGCCGTTATAGCTGTCGTAACAACGATAAGAGCGAGCGCGGCGACCAACTGGAAAGTTTGCTTGCCGCCACCACCGCCCCCGCCACGGGGGTTTTGCAGCGCAAGATGCATCGTAACAGCGATGGGAAGCTCCGCGCGTGTAGCCTTGGGCCGAACCAGCGCCCACATTTCGCGCGGTACGATCTCGTTGTTAATGCAGACATAGCCGTCCTTGTGAAAATTTGGCGGCAGAACCGGGCATGACGCGACGATATCGAGAACGCTCGACCCGGGCGGACGATGTTCGATCCAGCATTTGCCGCTGAAATCGAACGGCGCTCGATAAGCGACCGGGACAATGGGCTCATGCTGCATCGCTGATTAAATCCCGGTGGCGATAGAATCGCGGATTGCGGAAAATAATACTCTCGTGTTTGACCGGCACCATGACCGCGCTGATCTTTTCCTCAATATGCAAAAGATGATCCGGCCCGCACATAATGCCGACATGGATGGGTGAATGGCGTCGGTGCATAACGACGACATCGAACGCTCTGCGCCACTCTGGCAGAACAAGCACCCAAGGATCGATGCTGCTTTCCTTCGCGATCAGCCCCGCTACTTTTTGCAGATCGAGCGCCGATGTTTCCCCGTAGGTGGGAAGCTCGACGCCCTTTTCCTCACGCATGACCAGTTGCACAAGCCCCCAGCAATCGACGCCGGAAAAATCGCGTCCGTGATCCTTGAATGGGAGGCCGACATAGCGCGCGGCCCATGCAACCGTCATCGGAATAATCCCGGGCATAGAGATTGCGTTGCCCGCTTCCCGGGCCATACACGTTGCAGATAATCCCAGCCGACGATGTCACCGCTGACCGTCATGTAATCGACTTTGACGTTGATCAGAAATGCCCGAGAGAAAGAATAGACGACAGTGGTCGGCGGCGACCCACCCGAAAGCTCGACGCGCGGATCGACAGCCGTATTAAAATCCGCAGACGACAAGACCTCTAGCTTCAACCTGGGTGGCGCAACGAGGCCGCGGATCGTTTCGCCGATGCGCGAATCGATATTCTGGATCGCCAGTTGCGCTTTGGGCGGGCCTTCGTCGTCGGACAAAATCTGGATATCGAACGGGAAGCCGATAAAAGTGAACCCTCCGTAAATATAATCCTTGGTATCCCAGACGACGCGGATTGGATCGGAGAGCTTGTTATGCGTGATCGTGAGAAAGCAGATATCCGCTTCGCCGGAAAATTGCGCTTCGATCTCCTTGCGAAATGAAAGCTGGATATCACGGGGCATTACGGCAACCGCACAAGCTGGAAGCTCACCGAATGAAAGCCGGGAGACGTGCGTGTGATGCGAGGATCGCTGGCAAACATCCAACTATAATTTGTCTTGGTGACAGGATGGTTCATCGTAAACGGCAGCGAGCCGTCTTTTAGCGTCGTTTCATGAAACGTCTTGAACGACGCAAGCTGCGCGGTGGAGAACCGCCACGTTGTATCCGTTACCCAGCCTTTGGCCGTCGAGCGCCGTCGATACTTTGGCGGACCGACCTCCGGCGAAAACTTCGCGACATTTGGTTGCGGCGTTTCTTCAAAGCCGTTGAGGATCGGGCATTGCGGAATCGTGGAAGGCCAAGCTGCTGTTGTCATCGTGATTTCACCGCGCGTAGGCCATAGCGACCGCGTTGAACATCATCAAAGCTGCCTTTCGAGAAATGCTTTTTGACGACGCCGATTATCAGTTGCTCGCCATTGGGCCCCGAACGCTGTTCCTGCGTCGTCTCTGTATCGTTCGAGGCATAATTATTGACCAAGACTTGAAGCCCAGCCGCCGAGCCGCTTCGCGTCACCTGATTGGGAACGATAGTGCCAGCGCCCTTCGGAATGAAAAGCTCAGGGCCGTGCTCGCCGACAACGTATGGCGTATTGGCGCTAACCGGCCCGCCAGCAGCTTTGCCGCCGCCAAACCCTGATGGCGATCCGCCACCAAACAGGAAATTGAAACCCCCGCCACCACTTCCAAACAAACCCGATAACGCGCCTGCGAGCGGGCCAGTTACCGACATGCGCAGCGTCAGGCGAACCAGATCGCGAATGATCGAATCCGTCATTGACTTAAAAGCATCTTGGAACGTGCGCGTGCCGGTAGCGAAATCAGCAAAATTGTTTTCGAAGCTCGTAAATGATGATGTGACTATCGTATCGAACTGCTTAAACCCGTTTGCTGCATCCAACCCGAACCGCGTTAGCTCGGGGAGCTTTGACGCAGAGACGATCATCGCCTCATAAGCGTCTTTCGATTCCTTGACTGCTTTCGCCCGAGCCCGCTCCGCTTCGGTGTTATCGATGATGCCTTTGTTCACATCAAGCTGGATACGCGCAAGTCTAGCGTTCAATATTTCCTGCTCAGAGGCGACGCCAAGGCTTACACGCACCGCTGTATTCTGTTCGAGCTGCGCGACGTTAAAAGCTTGCAGTGCTCGCACGCGGGCGGCACCTAGCCTCACATCGTCCTGAACAGCTTTATCTAGTTGCAGCGTCTTTTGTCTCAACAAATCCTGTTGCGTCGCCGCGTCGCCGAGAACGCCGACCCACCGCTCCTGAAATGTCAGATTGGCTGCAACCGCATCTTTCTCTTGCTGCAATGCCTCTGCCGCTTCCAGCGTCCGCTTGATATCTGCCGATGGGCGGGCCTGCGGGATAGCCGTCCTGACTTCAAATTGCGTTAGCCCAGATTCATCAACACCCGATGCACCGCTGCCGCGCCCGCGCTGCGGAGAAACCGCGAGCCCTGGAACTTGCAGATTGGAAAGATTTTCGTTGCCGGTTTTGCCGCCGCTTAATTTGCTGAGATCGATGGTGCGTGCAGCTTGGGCGATATCGTTCAGCTTCTGCGCGATGAAAGCGATTACCTGCGCGGTTTCTTTCTGCGCCTGCAATTGTGTTTCGGCAAACGCTTGTCCGAAAAGGTTATCGCTTTTCTTTTTGATCTCATCGATATCTTTTTTCAGTTGGACGATGCGATCATTCAGTCCTTTGTCAACGCCCTTGCCCAATGCTTCGAGGCTGTCGCCAGCCGCTTTGATGCCGCCCTTGCCTGCGAGGTCTTGCAGAATACGACCGACTTCAATTTGCCGTTTGCCGAACAGATCGGACGCGAAAGCATTTTTCTGAAACTGATCGGCAAGACCATCATAAGCCTTGATAACAATATCGATGGCCTCTGCCGTGCTGTTCGCGTTCGTCACTTGCCGGATCAAAGCCGGATTAATCTTCGCCAGCGCATCATAAAGCGGGCCGGTGCCCGTCGATTTCAATTCATCGATTGCGACAGTCATGCGCTCGATGCCGCGCTCAGCTTTTTCGAAATCGACGCCGGTTGCGGTGGCTGACTGGCCCAACGCTTTTAATTGATTGAGCGTGAAGCCTGTCGTCTCTGCCGCCTCCTTCATCGCCTTTTGTTTTTCGACAAATTTGTCGGTTTTGTCGTTTAGAAATCCAATCGCCAACGTCGCCGCGCCGATACCAGCAGCGACGGTTAATCCCACCGGGCCAAGAGCGCTAAATATTCCACCGATAGGCCCTGCCGATGCAGCGAATCGAGAAACAAAGCCGGAAAATTCCTGCTCGATTTTTGAATTCATCTGCGAGAAACGAGTCTCGATAGCCTTCGTCTGCGTGTCCGCGATCTTAACCGCGTCCTTCATGTCCTTTTCGAACTTGGTCAGTTGCGCGGACAGCGCGACGACGAGCGCGGCAGTATCAGCCATTTAATTCGGCCTCGCCGCACGCAAGTGATCATAGTCGAGCAGCATTTGATCGAACTCCTGATCCGTTGGTGCTTCTAGTTTCTGTTCTGGATTGTTCGCGTAGTTGACGCCATCGATGCACGCCGCCAATTCCCACATCGTCATCTCGTCTAGTTCACGCGGCGAGAATCCGACTGCTGCTCCGAGCCCGTAGATAACGGAGCGCTTGTACCGTCCGTCGTCCCGGAAGATGGAGCGTCCTGCGCCTTCGCTCCCGCTGGTGTTTTTTTTTCTGGATTATCGTCTTGCACGCCGACGAGCGCGGCCATGATGACGGCTTGCGCTGGCAGGACGTTTTCGGCGAACGGGCGATCATCGACATAGCGATTGATAAGCGTCATCGCTCTTTCTGGAATCGCGCCGCCGCCGATAAGTCCGAGCCTGAGGGTTTCCCGTATATCGTTGAAATGCCACTTGCCGTTTGCCAAGCGCGTATAGATTTCGGCAAAGCCGCAGCCGCATTTTTCCTCAAGCTCAAGCACGCATTTCAGTTTCGCAACGTTGAATTTATGCGTGCCGTCTGCCCACTGTAGTTCGATCTCACCACTCGGCATTGCTTTACGCTGCGACGAACGCCAGCGCTCTGTTGTTGACCATCGTTACGTCGATGTTCACTTTCTGACCTCGAACGCCGCTATAGGAGAGCTTCGACAGGATGAACGCGCCCTGTAGATAGCCCAAGCCCAGCGGAGAGGTTGTCGGCGAGACAAGCTGGATACGCGCTTGCCGCTCCGTCGCGCCGAGAAACCAATCCAGCCACGTGTGGAAACTCTCGACGGCCATCACGCCGCTGCCGGTAACTTCGGCAGACAGCGAATTAACGTCTTTCGCTTCCCAAGCGGGCAAGCTTGGATCGGTACAGTCGGGGATGAGCGTCGTGTTCGTCGAGGCATTCAGATCGAAGTTTTTCGTCGTCAGGCCGCACGGCTCCGAGAACACATCGGGCGAGCCGGGGCTATCGCCGCCCGTGCCGATCAGCACGAGCAGTTTAGTACCGGGAATAACAGTAGGTTGCGCCATAGGGGCTTCTCCTTGGTTAGGCCAGTTGAATCAAAAAGCGGAAACTCAACACACAGTGAGCAGTGATTCCATCTGGGTCTGGAAGATGATTGATAGAACTAATTTCCGCAACGATCACGGCATAGTTCGACACAGCGATATCTTGATCGTCGAGCGCGGCGACAATCGCCTTGCTCAATTGCTTGGCTTTCGGGACTGTCGGATCGCGCGCCCAGCCGTCGATTTGATAAAAGACTTCCGTCCCGTCGATACATTCGGCCTTGTCGGGCAAGACCTGAACAGGTCCGAGCGATATATACGGAAACGTCGGACCTTCCGGCACCCCGCCATAGACGCGAGCCCCCACTAATGCAGCGACGCCGGGATCGGCCTTTAATTTACTGATCAGCGCTGCGTGCAATTCAAGGGACGGATCAGACATTGCCGCCCCCTTGCGCTGCCGAATATTTCTTTATTTGCAGGGAAATGCGCCGCTTCATGCTGGCGACGATTTTCTTCTTCATCAGCCGGTAGGTCGGAAAGAAAAATGGCTGCGCTCCGTTCTGTTGCGTGCCGAACTCCGCGGCTCGCGAATAATCGAACTCGCGTCCAGATACGCCTTTGCGCGTCGTCGTCGAGCCGCCAGCGATAACGCGGACAATCGTTTCCTTGTTGCCCGGTTTCACGCCCACCGAAGCCTTCAACGCGCCGGGGGTAACGCCAGCCTCGGGCGGGCCTTCATAGATCGGCGCGACCGACGCGATAGCGTCCTTCAATATCCCGGCTTGCCGATTAAGCTCGTTGACCGCGTTCTCGCGTACCGTTTTCTGCATGTCCAAAGTCAAGGCACGGAAGCGCTCGACCGATTTATTGACTGGCATTAGACCGCCACGCCTTTCTCGCAGAGCATTTCCCACCAGAGGCCGTGCTTGTGGTCGCCCTGGTGCGGATCGATCACGGAACGAATGTTGTAAATCTCGCCGCTATCCTCATTTTTGCAGATCCAATCCGTATCGACCGCGTTTGATTCGGTCGACTGCCGAACGGTGATATTGGCGAAGTTTTTCCCGGTTAGACGGCTTGCCAAGATCGACTCGCCGCCAAGCTTCGGCTCGACATTCGCATAAGTGATGAACGTCGCCGTTCCCGGATATGCCCCTTCCATGCCGTAATCGGTATCAGGCGAGCCGGGTGCGCCGGCCGACCCGCGCTGATAGAAACCGATCCTGTAGCGAAGATTACCGGCTGGCATCGGGCTTGCCTTTCGGGCGCTCGACGAGCTCAGCCTTGCCGTCCTTTATCGCCTTGTCGGCCACTTCCTGCTTCACGAGATGCGTCGCCCCCTTGCCATAAGAAATCATCCAGCGAGCGCCCTGCGGTTGCCAGTCATACTTTTCGTTAAAGCGAACCCAAGGCATCACAACACAACGGTTACCGATTGACTGACTACCCAGAAATAAACGGCCACCGCGGCGACGGGAGCCACCAAGCAAATCCAGAACCAGACCGCTTGCGAGACATCACTTTGGTGCCATTTGCAAGCCCGGTAGACCCGCATGTTGCCCAGTAATGCGACCGTTTGTCTGAATTTCATCGCATGATCCTCGGCACCGGGCCATACGGCAGTCCCGGTCCATATCCCAGCAGAGAGAATACCCAAACGACCACCGCTATAACGATTAGCAGCGTCACGATAATCTTGCCCCATTTATAGACATCTGCATCAGGAGGGTATCCAGCAATTTTGAGAACCCAAACAATCACGAACGCAACGAAAATTATGACCGCACAATGCAGCAGCAAATAGAGCAGGCTGACCAAGATCGTTTCCATGTTCTGTCTCCCTTTAGCGGATCATTTTGAAAACCGTTCCGTCGCACAGCTCGTCCTCGGTAAACTGGCAATAGGCAAGGGAGCGCAGCCACGGCATTCTTTCGGGATAAACTGGCGTTTCCACTTGGCTAAGGTCCGTTGAGCCCACCAACGCAGCAGCCGATATCGGCTCGACGAATACCGGACAGCCCATAACAACAGACTCAACCGCAGCAATAGAACCGTGCGCGACGAGGCAGTGAGCATTGGCTAGTTCCTCTCGCAAGGGACGCTTGCTTTCTTTGTCTCGGACGATGATAGGACGCTTCGTGATCGCTTTCAGACGCTCGACCGCTCGTTTGGTCCAATTGGGGTCGCTGAATAGCTTCCAATAATCCGGAAGCGTATCGGCGATCACGATATGCTTGCCACTTCGATTCCATGGGCTCAGTTGATTGCCTACCTCGCAGCGCTCGTCGAGCTTTAGTGCGCGCCAGCGATCATCAGGCACATCGTAAATCTGTCCCATCTGCGGGCGGTTCAGATGCCAGCGGTAATAGCCCATCTGCACGCCCATGCCGACGCCCTTGGGAAGATGCGTGGCGAACACGCGCCGCAGATATCCTCGATCCCAGTAAATCCATTTGCGGCCTGTTTTCGCCCAGTGCGCCAAGACGTAGCGAAACTCGGGGCTGCATCCGACTATGGGAATAATCTCGTCGGGCAGTTTTCCGACCGCTTCGAAATCATTTCGCACCACACGCCCGCCAAGCTTTTCAACATAGGCGCCGATGCGCTCGAAAAGAGCCAGCTTGAATTTCTTGAGCCCGGGCGGGATGAAAAGCGCAACGTCTTTCGGATCGACGCCTACACTTTCCAATACTCTCGTATCCACGGCACCCCCAAATACATCGCAGGCTTGCGCTTGCCGATGAACGAAACGATCCTCGCGTCCTGCGGCAGTATCATTCCGGTCGGTCGCATCGGCCAGCCGGGTTTCTGGAAGCCATAGATGCCCGATTCCGCCCCAGCCCGCCAGCCATCGGCGTTAGGCAGCTTGTGCCATATCCAGCCCTGATCGTCGGGAAATTCATGAAAAGGCACAGCTTTGGCCTTTTCGAGCGAGAAATCGTCCCAGACCTCGTGATGGTGCCCAGCGTGAAGAAGCATGACGCTGGCGTTAAACGGGTTTGGATTGACGGCATTAACGCCCTGCAAAATCTTGAAGCTCGATGTCGTTACAAGCAGATCGTCAATCGGCTTAAGCACCATCAAATCGAGGTCGAGCGACAGGATCGGCCCTTTATGGAAGCCGTTTCTCACTTGCCATTGCCGGTCGAACATGCGCAGCCGGCAAAAGCATGATCGATCGATCAGATTTTTGTCCTCGATCTCTCGCGTCTCTACGCCGGAAATAGAATAAGGAAGGTCAGAAAAAAGATAGAAGCGATGCCGAGCACGAAGGTTTTTTTGCACTGCATTGGCAAGCCTCTGCACATCGCGGGGATTATATTTGCTGCCCCACATCCATGAGATGACATTCACGCCGTCCATAGGACACCGATACCGTTGTCCCTGCCGCCGTCTTTGTTCAATCCGCCCCGGATGATTTCTTTGTGGCGATAATCTTTTTTGATCTCGTCCCAGACTTCGCGGACTTCGATTGGTTTCTTATGCGCCGGTAGCCCGCCCGGTCTATGGAAATTGATGTCGTGGAACGCAACGAGCCTGCAAATTTTGCCATAGTTCGCCCAGTCCTTTCGCACATATTCTTGCGTGTGGTTAGCGTCGATAAAACAGGCATCGAACGGGCCAAGCTTATAAACATCCTCGATCACTTCCGGATCGGTACTGTCGCCAATAATCAGGCTGGCATGATAGCCGCGCTTGCGTAGCGCTTCGACACATTCGCGCAAATGCGGCTCGGTATCCTTGAAGCTTTTATCGCCTTGCGGGAGATCGACAGCGACGATGGTTGAACCGGCTGGCATTTTGTTTGCGATGATCCAGAGCGAGCCGCCGAACTTGCAGCCGATTTCCAGATAAGACTTCGCGCCTTCGGATCGCATCAGCGTCGCGAGCTCAAGTATCTCGGAGCGATCCTGCAACATATATGTTTCGCATTTCATTGGAGCTTCGCCATTGCTGCTTCGAAAACTTCGTCAACCGATATCCGATTCATTGCTTCCATACAGTGCGAACATGGCTGGATGCTCCCGCATGCTTTTGCACCGCCAGTAAAATTTGCATTGCCAGCATATCCGACCACCAGCGGCGGTATAAAGCCGCCCATGAGCACGACAGCATCAACTCCGACCGCAGCCGACGCATGGTGCATCCCTCCCTCTGGACCGATGTAAAGTTTTGCTAGTGATAACGCGCCGATCACGTCGCGAAAGTTTTTAAGCTCCATCGTCGTCACTGGCAATCTGCGGCGTGAATTCTTATGAATGAATTGAACGACGTTAACCCCAGCCATCCTTAATCGCTGGCATAGCTGGCTGAACTTTTCGAATCCCCAATCCTTGTTAGGCGCGACAGTCTTTTGCCAGGGGACGTTTGGCTCGATCACGACGAAATCGTTGTAGCTTTTTTTCAATTCGTCGATCTTCAAGCGCTCCCATTTATCGAAAAAGAACTCACCGGGCTTCGCTCGAAAATCATAATTCCAAATCCACTTCGTTTTATCGAAGCTCTGCACGTTATAAAGACGAGCGCCTTTATAGTGCGGTATCCAGACGAGATTGCTTTGATGCGCCATGCTGGGGTGCGCGATGTTCGGATTGTTTCTAAACATTTCTTCCGACCAAGGGCCCCAAACGATTTTCTTGCCATCGCCAAACGCAGCGAGCTTGCCTTTATCGCGTAGTCCGCGGGCAAGGCCCGTCGCCATTATTTCGTCGCCGTATCCCATGGTGGATCGTCCGGTATCAGTTTGTGGCGTATATCGCCATCGTGGATTTCGTATCCGGATTTTTCAAGCTCAGCGCCGACGCAGTACCCGTTCTTGCATAGATTCACGCAACGACATTTTTCGTAAATGCATTTCACTTTACCCACCCCATACAGTGGTCGCCATTCATTTCGAATAGCTGTCGAGCGCCCCAAGCTTCCAGCATCTCCTTCGCATCGTGGCGTTCCCTACCATAAACGGATTTGTGCTTGCGCGTCTTATCGCCCTTTTGCTCGATTACGATAATAGGCTTGTGCAGCCTGATTGTTTTCTCGCCACCCTCAACAACGAAGTATTCGTAATTCTCGACATCGATCTTCAAGAAATCGACAGCGTGAAATTCGAAGCTGTCGAGCGTCCGCATTTCTATACCTTGGCCGCCCTCATCGATCTGCGTGCTGCCAGTGCTACCGGGTAATATTTTTAATCCGACCGATCCAGTCCGGTGCCCTAGCGCAATTTCGCGGACCTCATAATTAGATATCCCCAGCATGTTCGCGTGCAGACATTCGATATGCTCGGCGACTGGCTCGAAACCGATCACTGTTTCAAACCACTTCGCTAAATGCATCGCCCACAGACCAACGTGCATCCCGACATCGATAGCGCAGCGCCTTTGCTTTACATATCGCATCGCGCCTGCAAGCTTGTGGTATTGGTAAGTCGCCCTGCCATCTATCTGCGGGCCGAATACGGTTTGCAAATGCATCTCCGAATCCGGAAACCAAATCCCTTGGACGCACTTCACAGCGTTCCTCGAGGATCGATGCGCGCCCATATAGCGGCTGGCTGCGCAACAGTCTCGGTATATTCCCGCAACATGATCTCGCAAATTTCCGAATAGTGGACTTCGCGAAAGCCCTCTCGCAGAACCATTGGTGAGAACTCGTCGCGTTCCTCGCGCGATCCTCGCCAAACGAAATATTTTTCCGTCCTATTGACGAGATATTGCACAAGCTCAAAAAGCCTGTCGGATGGCATGACGCGCGACAGCTTATGATAGACCGCCAGCATTAGCGTGATGTCGTAGCGCTGCTCGCCGAACGCTTTAGTAATCGCAGCGCCGCCGCCAGTCAGATCGACAACCTCAAATTTATATTGAGCATGGCGATAGTCGGCGAAAAGTTCGTTTGCGTGCCGGATTGTTTCGGCAGAATTATCGCACCCATGAAGTATAGAAGCACCGTGGTGCATAAGATCAAAGCAGACATGACCGCGATTGCATCCCACATCGAATACAGACGCTCCCGCAGCCCGAGGTAAAAGATCGCCAAGACCATCAAGGCGAAAGCCGCTGTGAGAAATAATCCGACGCTGTACACCTTTGTCCGTCCAGCTATAGGGGTCGCGCGCCATTATGGCGTCTCGCTATCGCGTAGATTTTCGCAGAGCGCTTGCAGCGCCCATTCGATCTCGTCAATTTTTCTTCGGAGATCAAGTTTGAGGGTATCGAAGTCACCAGCGTCAACAGGCATTGCGCGATGCCGGGTAACGCCTTCCAAGATTTCCTGAAACGAGATCATCGGTCTTGCTTTCTTATATTCTGCCGTTGAACGTCCTGCACGCTGTCGAGCTTATTCGTTATGGCTTCAAGCTGCTTCGAAACGTTATCCACTTGAACTTTCATTGCCGCACTGGCGATACCAAACTGATTAAACGAAGCGATGAATTGCTCGCGCACCCTTTCGGCTTTCTCCTGATCGTTTTTATTTGTTTTTGCCCAGTCGTCGTAATTACGTTGCAGCGTTGAATTGAAGCTGTCGAATTTCTTTCCGATCTCGACGAAATTGCTTTCGTGCCGGTCGAGCTTGTCCTTAGTGGTGAAATAAAACGCTATCAATATGCCGATAAAGGCCAGCCCTGCTGCGCCGAACGAACGAACCCATGCCGCCCAATCGACGTGCGATTCCTTTTTACGCGGCACGTTGCCCTCCCCTTACCGCATCATAGTTGCCGAAGTTCGATGCCAGCGCTTCGTATTTCTCGGCGGTATAGCCCGCCGCTTGCGCTTCTTCCCAAAGCTGATCGACGAGCGGCTGAACGTCCTTACGCGCGTGCGGCAGCGGTTGTTCTGCCTTAAGCGTCCATTGGTTCCAGTGGCGCTTGCCCTTGGCTTTTAATCGCGGCAGCGCCCACTTCAAATGCGGCTGCGTCTCGACCTTCGTAAAATGGATGATCTTGATATCGGGGTGCGCCAGCGTCGGATAGTTTTCGCCATCGAGGCAATTCCAGTTGCCGGTAAAGTTCGCTGCGGCGCCACCTATAGTCCGCCTGACATTTCGATACATGCCCTCAGTGCGCCGCAGCGTTTCGAAAGCGGGGATATACTTTTTGGCCGCCGCGCAATCGTAGAGGATCACGCAGGAATGTTTGTCGTCTTTCATCAGCAGACATTTGCCGGGAGGGATTTGCTGATTCCAGAGATCGAAGATATCGGCCATGAAAACTTTATCGACATCGGTATAGATCGCGCGGCCTTCAAAGCCACAGACGTGAGGGATGGCCCACCGAAAGGCGCTGAAGGGCGTCGCCCATCCTTTGGTGTTCCATCCCTCTTGTCTCGCAGGGTTTGAATACCACGGCGAGGAAACGTCTTTCGAAAGCATCATCCAAGTCAGTTCGATATCGTTGGTTGGATGATGTTTTCGCAGCGTGTATTCGAGCAGCGCTTGCGCTTCGGCATCTTCACCATTCGCAGAGCAGCCGACGAATAATTTGATCATAGTCCCCACCTTGCCAGTGTCGCCGCGACCTCGATCCGAGGAAATCGGCCGACTGTTGAAAACATCGACGTATTGATCACTTCGATTCCTAGTTCGTGCAGTTTCGGCGCGGCATTTTCCAGCCAAGTTTTCCAGCCAACGAAAGTGCTGTTATCCGGGTTAGTTAATTCGATTGGATGGCTACCGTGCCAGTGGACTTTGTTATTGATTATGCAGCCATCGAACCCGAGCAAGGCGATTCCCGCAACCCCTATTTGCGCTAGCCAGTTTACGACCTGAAATCCAGAGCCTTGCCCGCTGCCAATAACGCCCCATTCGTCCATCAGGAAGTATTTTATCGGTTGCCCTGGCGTCGCGTCCCGCAGCCGCAGCCGCTTGATCTCGGGATGCTCGCGCACGATTAAGGCGTCCTGCGTAACCTTCAAACCTTTGAAATCTTTCACAAGATTCCAGCGCAGCTTCCACCACTTGTAATCGCACGAATAGAGCGCGTCCGCCCAAGGGGCGAGCTGATAGCTTTCGTTGACGACGACGACGCGCACGCGGCCTTTCAGGCTATCGACATCGCTGCGCTTGACGGACGCCCCGCCGCCGATCACCGCGACGTATTGCCCCGCCCAGTCTGGATACCAATCTGGCCGCTCACCCTTCACGCCATGCTCTTGTCAATCTTGTGCCGCCGCAGCAGCATGTCCGCGCCGAACGGCAGCGTATTGATAATGCCCTCTACGTTTTCCTCGCGGCGTTCGAACATATTTCCGACGAGCAGCAATAGCCCTGCTTTGATATTGAAAGGAATATTTGCCGTCAGATCGGGCGGCGATGAACTATCTGGGCTATAGCCAGCGACGAACTCGACGCGAACGGCATTAACCGCATCGAGCGGCGTCGGCCAGCTAACGCCCGAAACGGGGACAACCCAACCCGGCTCGCTCGCGGTATCGACATAATAATCGGTGGAGGCGACTGTCTGCTCGACGCCAGCGCCATCATCGTATTTGACGCTGTTGACGCTTTGCAGCGGCGGCAGAGGAATACGGATTTCCCCGGAGGGAAATTCGTCGATAGTCAGCAGCCACGTTTGCGTGACGATTGCGCGACCAAGAAATCCCCACTCGCCGTCGATAAAGTCGGTGGCGGCTTTCAGATAGATCGTGATCAGATCGTCTTGGTCTGTCGTAGTAACGCGCAGATGCTTTTTCACTTCCGCCAGCGTCAAAGGCGTAACGGTCGGCGCGACGAGTCGTTGCAGTGCCATTAGCTTTCGTCCTTGTACCGGCGTGGCATCGAAGATCCTTGCCGCGAAGCATCGCTAATATTTGCGCGTCCCGAATCGGCTGCATTATGCCGCTCTGGCTGCATAGTCCACAACGGACCTTTAATCGTCGGTCGTCGCGGCGTCGGCGGGATAACCGCGGGCACGATACTGGGCGGCGAGCGCAGGAACGAGCGCAAGTCATTCGGATATTCGTAGCCAATCGGCGGCGGGAATACCGCAGTTTTTGGCGGCATCGCTTCCGGCCGACGAGCGAGGAACGGCGCAAGGAAGTAGCCGTATCCGCCGGCCAACCGCTGAGCGGCAAACGGCAGAGGCCAGTCGTCCTGATTAACGGGCAACGGCGGCGTATGCAGCGCTGTCGTCTGCTGATCGAACCACGTTGGCAATTGCGAGACACGGCGCGGGAACGCGAGCAGATCAAAATTGTTGACGGGCCTGATTTCTGCCGTGGTCTGCGGACGCGAGACCCAAGTAAGGACTTCACGCCGCGCTTGCACGGGAACGGGCCAATCATATTGATTGACGGGACGAGCTCCCGCAGCGGAAGCCTGAATGACGATATTGCTCTGCTGCACCGCCTGCATGAATACTTGCGGGCGGATCGGTATCGAGCCGTCGAAATTATTAACCGGCTTAGGTTGAACCTGTTGCGCGAAGTTCGGCGATTGCGTCCAAGTAATCGCCTCTGGCGTCCTGCGAATAGGCAGCGGCCAATCATCCTGATTAACCGGCATCTGCTCGGGCGCGCCGAATTGCGGTGAGCGCGTATAGGTGATCGCATCGGGCGTGCGCCGGATCGGGAGCGGCCAGTCGTCTTGGTTGACTGGCATCCTGTCGGGCGCGCGTGGTGCGAATGTATATCCAACCGCGTCGCGTACACGAATGATCGGCAACGGCCAGTCGTATTGATTAACTGGTTTACGATCAGGCGAGCGCGGCGCAAATGTATATCCAACGGTTTCTCTCGTGCGCAGCAGCGGTAGCGGCCAGTCATATTGATTAACTGGCTTCTGTGCCGCTGGCGTGCGAAGCGCAACCGCAAAGGGTGCGAGATCGTAGGTGAAATAGGGCTGCGTCCACCGCAGCGAATAGTACGGCGCGCGGAATACATATTCGATTTGTATGCCGGCGTTAACCCATGAACGAAGGCTAAGCGGATAATCAATACGAACCGGCAGAGGCCAGTCGTATTGATTTCTCGGCAGCGTAACCGCAGCGACCGCCTTAAGCTGCGCATTGAAGTGGACGACGATATCGATTGCGCGTTGCGGTTCTTGCGTTCCCCATTCGACAACGCGGGATGGAATATAAGTAACCGGCGTCGAAACGTTCGGCGACTGAATCCATGTCTTGACTTCATCAGCACGGCGGATCGGCAGCGACCAATCGGATTGATTGACAGGCTTCGCGCTGACAACTTGCGAAGGCTGCGGCGCTTGCGTCCAAGTTCGCACCGGCTGCGCCATGCGGATTGGCAGCGGCCAATCGAGAACCGAGACAGGTTTCAATCCAGTGGCGGTCCTCGGCCCTTGCAACCAAGTCTGGATAACGCGAGCCGGTTGGACCGGCAGCGGCCAATCGCTGACGACAATTGGCCTTTGCTGCCCTGACGGATGCGGCGCTCGCGTAAGCGTAAATTCGCCACGCGGGCGGGCCACAGGCAGCGGCCAGTCGAATTGATTTGCCGGTCTGCCACTAACTTGCGCTGTCAGCAGCGCGACGTTAAACGGCTGTTGCCAGGGCTGCGCGAAATCAACAGGCGCTGGCGTTCCCCAATCAGAAACACCGCCCGGCATATAGCCCGCCGCATCACGCGCAATCGTTGCGAATGGTGGCGACGGCTCCGGTTGCCAGACATTGCCGCGAGGAATGGGCCAGTCATATTGATTGACTGGCTTGAACGTAACGGACGTTATTTGCGGCGCTGTCGCCCATGTCCTTAGCTGGGCTGGATAGACCGTAGCGGCGGGCAAATCCCAGACAGCTTGCGTCGGCGGTTTTACGTCAGGCGCTCGCGGCGCTCTCGTAAACATCCGCAAGTCAATCGGGTAATCGCGACCGATAGGCAGCGTCCAGATTGTCTGGACGGGCTTATTGACAACCGCAGGCGTGAGCAACGCCGGATTGATCGCAATATAGGTTTGCGCCTTGCGCGTATCCTCCCACATGCCCCATTCGACGACGCGCGAGGGCATATAGTTGGGCGGAAGAAGCGGAAGAAAATCAACCGTCCACGTTCGCAGACTGATCGGAAATTCTCGCGCAATCGGCAGCGGCCAATCAAATTGGTTGGCCGGCCGTAGCAGCGCGCCTCTTAACCCTGTGCTGGCCTGTAGCCACGTGCGCAGGTCCATCAAGACCGGCGCGGGATAAGAGGTCGCTGGCGGCTTTTCCGTTAAACGGCTATTCCATTCATGCGCAGGACCGGAAAGAGATTCCGAGAAAACGACAATCGCCATCGCGCCGTCTTCAAGGTTTGTGCTTCCTGTGCAGACGCAGTTCGCCGTTCCGGAAGTCGTCTTTGTCGCGACCGTGTGACAAAAGTTAGTAACGTCGTCTTCCAAATCTTCGGTGAAGGAAGTCCACGTTTTTGACGCGGTGCTATTTGTCGCGCAACCAGCGCAGGCAAGCCCGAGGCCGTTGGTCGGAATCGTAACCGACGCCGTTAGCGGCGCGGTCGCGTCCATATCGGTCGATGTATTCGACGCCGTTGACGCAACAGTGAAGCTCGCACCGAGAACGCGATAGACTGAAATCTTCGAGGTATTGACCGCGGGATTACCGTCGAACGTTACTTTGATGGTTGCAGTCGTCCCGATAGGAACATGCAACACTGCCCATGCCGCGCCGACAGTAGTAGAAAAACGCACGTTGACAGGAATCTTCGCGACGGCGTCGCCGCCGCCGGAATCAATCGTCACGCCCAAAAGATTTAGGTTTGCCTCCCAGGTAATCGGGATGGCAATAACGCGATCAGCAGCAGCTACGCCAGTAGAAACACCGGAATAGGTAACAACGTTCGCAGTACCAGCAGCACTTGCCGGATCGGCTGTTCTGGTAACAGACGCAGCCATTGTTTATTTTCCATGCTTGATGGCGAACCGGCTCGCCCTGAACGAGCATTCCGCAATGCCAGTTTTATAAGGCGCCGGCTGATTGACGATCTCGCGTAGTCGCACGCATTTGCCCGAGCCGCCAGCAGGATCGTTGATGATTTCGCGGATGGTGTAAGTCCCATTCATCACAGGAATCGTCTCGTTGTAGAGACGCTCGATGTTGAGCGTATCGACGCAGATAACTTTCGTTCCAACCCTCAGGGGAGATGACATGTTATGCACCCATCAGCGTCCGAATAACTGATCTCGTCGAACGACCACAAGCAAGCTTGCCCGAGCAGAACTTGATTGCCGCCACCGCTGATGCAAGTCACGTCGCCGTCCGCATCGACGATGCAGTTTGAATCCGCGTCGAGAATATTGTTGTTATCGGCGTCGAGAATTTGCAGGGGCATTTACATGATGATCCAGTTGGTGCCGTCGCAGTAGACCATGACCTTATTCGCACCGCCACCCGCCGCCGTAGCGCCGCGCGTCGATGAATTGCAGTCAGTGATATAGGTTTGTTGTCCAGCCCATTGTCCAGCGGCTGTCGGCAAATCGGCATAGACGAGCTTGGTGTAGGCGATATCTGGTGGCGTATAGGAGCGCCATTGCCCGATCTTGTCGCCGACGAATTTCATAACGCCGCTATTATCGGCAATGACGCCGCGGCCAAAAAACTGACCGGTTGGATCGGCTTGCGAGAACGAAATTGTTGCATCGCCCGTTCCGCTCGTCTTGGTCAGCGTGCCACCTGACAGCACAGGTGGTTGAGCATTCAAAGCAGTTGTCGTCGTCTTAAGTGTCGTGCCGCCAGCGATGGTTGCCCATACGGTAAACGTATAGGTGCCGTCAGTATAAGTTGCGCCGACCGTCGCGTTTGCTGCCGATACGGTGAACCACCAATCTGCGCCGGCCTGAATATTCGTGCGCCCGGCCATAACACGTTCAACGTAAACGGGTGCACCATTGCCAGTGTCGTTGGTGATCCAGCTATAATTCAATCCGCTCAATCCAAAATAGGAATTGCGAACACAACCACCATGCCAGGAATTGATATTTCCGGCCAAGCTATAGCAGTCGATAATTTCATAGGACGACTGGCAATAAGCCAGAGTCCCTTGGCTTGGTCCAAGATGCAAGGCACCGATCAGGCAGATGCTCTGGAAATTGGAATAGATGACGTTCTGACTTTCAGAACGGCAGGAGATCATTGTAACGGTATCGCCTGCAGAATTAGCGACAAGAACGTCCCATGTACCGTTGTTCTGTGATTGGAATCCTGTCCCCATGATGACTGGTATCGAGCCATAGGGCACATAGATTCCGTTGCCGTTAAAGGTCTGCAAGTTGCCGCCGACAACGGTCTGCTGGAGACAGTTATAGTTATTGTTTCGACCGTTGACGATGCAGGTATTGTTCCAAAGGAAATGACAATTCTCGATCATGTTCTCCGACATCTGCGACCCATTGGTGGGGCCAATGTCGAGACCGTAATAAGCGGTGGTGAACGAGCAATTATCCAGTTTGTTGCCCTGACTGCCGACGAACGGGGCAGTGCTGAGCAAGCCACCACGCATGTCGAGCAGCAATCCCCAACTCCCGTAGGACGGATAAGCCTGTGTGCCGCCAGTGCTGGCAAAGCCTAGATCACGGAACGTCGAATAATATGCACCGTCTGTGGCGAACGCGATGCCAGCAGAAGATCGGATGACGCTTCCATATTTGCTCGCGCCGAAGATCAAACCGCCAGTCATACCCGTAACGGTCAGAGCCGGGGTAAAGCCGGTTCCGCCGCTGGTGAACGCTGAATAAGAAATGCTTTCATCGGCAGTAGCCCGAGCACTAAAGGTGATGGTTGCGTCACCGCTGCCACTTTGTTTTGTTAGCGTCGTGCCGCTAGTAGTCGCGCCCGCTGTGGCTGTCGTCACTAATGTGGTGCCGCCGACGATAGTAGCGGTGACCGTATAGTCCACACCATTGTTTCTATATACCGCGCCAGCAGTCGCGTTAGCCGCAGTCACCGTGAACGTATAAGTCACCGTGCCAGTGCGTGTCAGCGTCCCTGTCGTTGCGGGAGCGTTACCAGCCAGCCCACTAAATCTTGTCAATCGACAAGATGTGCCGCCAACAACAGTAGAGGCGACGTTAAAGGTCGTGCCGTTGGTGGTGTAATTCTCCCCCTGAACAACATCGATACCTGTCCCGGTAAAAACATAACTTAGCGAATTGATGTAATATTGCTCTTGCGTAGTGAACGTTTTGTTGCCGGTGTTGACCGAGGCTATATAACGCAGCCCGTTCGCGTAGCCATCATTGTCAATGCCATCGACAAAGATTTGCTTGCCGACAACCAAATCAGTAACGACCTCTGCGCAAGTGTACGTTAGATGGCCGTATGTCGAGCCGCCGACACCATCGGATATGACGTTGGTTATTGTCTTATTGGTTGCTCGCGGACTGACTGCATAAGTCCCGTTCGGAAAGAAAACCGCTTTGTTGAGATTACCACTGAGATAATTGGGTGCCGTTGATGGGCCAAAAGCAGCATCGAGCGCGGCTTGAATGGCGACAGTATCATCAACCAATCCGCTGCCGACAGCACCGTAGTTTTTTACGTTCACGATGTCAGTCATCGTCGCGAACTGTCCGAGCGTCTTGTGCGGCGACCCGGTGCTGAGTTGCGGAATCAGCGTGGCGTTCTCAAGAGATTTCGTCACCATGTCGTCATGTATCCCAATATGAGAAGCCGGTGGGCGGAGCGAAGCGGCAAGAGGTTGCTGCTGTTCTCAGATGGCAGCTATTGTCGCCGTTATTGAGAAGTTGCGTGGCGATGTACCACGTGCCGGATGGCGACCACGAGAACACCGGATTGTTGCCGGTTGACGGATTGGAGGTGCCCCACGTGGGGTTAGTGACACCACCACCATTATAACCATTAATCCAATAGCCATACCAAGCCTTGCCGTTGGTAAAGTCAGCGGCAAAACAGAGCACGTCAGATAAGCCTATGGTGGTGTCGCCAGCAGGTTCGTTGCCGACCGTGTATGTGATACTTGCACCGACGTCTCCGTTGCCAACGCCTGTGCCAAACTCACTACGGATAACGGCATGTAAGGCAGCGGTCATGAACGAGTTTTGGTTGCCGTCATCTACACTAAGTCCAAAGCAAGCCTTGTCGGGTTCGACGGCCCGCAGGCGAAAATGAATCTCCCAATAATATTTGCCAGATGTTTTTGTCGTCGAACTGAGCGCCTGATTCCATGTGGTACCACCGCTGCTTTGGGAGCGTACCTGCCAATTGCTATTGCTGAGAATGAGCGACGAGCCTGTCTTTGCAGGGTCCCATGTCGTCGTCTGCGTCTCTGGAAAATTTCCCCAAAATAGTTTTCGATTAAGAAAAACCGCGTCGTGTACGTCGAAAGAATTCCGCTGTCCGCCGTTGCTGAAAGAAAACTCTTTCAGAAACATATTCATGCCATTGACGTCCCACCCGATGCGAATTGGATTGCCAGTCGTGGAAGCGCCTTGGCTGAATGGATAATCAACAACAGCATCTCCCTTGATGCCGGACGAGCCGCTGTTAATTAGCTGACTGCTGTAGTGCCACCGGTTAGTAGTATTTCCGCCGGTGCGATTGCCAGCAATGTTGTTGCCCCAGGTTTCGACGCCGCCTCCGTCCCACGCAATATAGAATTGCCCGCTGATGCCCTGTATCTGTCCGCCCGATGTCAGACCAATCTCGTGCGCGAACGTGGTTACCGTCCATGGCTCGCTGGGACCATAGTTCGGTCCATCGTAATAGTTGCCAGCGCTGAATACCGCTTCCGGCCCGCGCGATCCGCCGATGCTGCTCAAGTTCAGTTTCGCCATGTTGGCGACTGTCGATTGAGTCAGATTAGGATTGCCGCTCCCGGACCCTTCATACCAAGTCTTGATATACATTGAGCCGGTGCCGCCCCAACCGGACAGCACGGAAGTTTTTAACGTTCCATCCGCTTGAACGGGAATATCGAGCGCGTTACTGCCGCCGCTATCAACGATCTGGATTGCGTTGACGCCAGCCGCAGCCTTCGCCGCGCTGAAGGCGGATAAGCCGTACCATGCAAACGGCACTTGCATCCCAACGTCGCCGGGGCCGGCATAGCTCGACGGTATCAGCAATGGTCCCTGCGAGACGAACGTCAGCGGCATCGTGCCTCCGAAAACTTTTTCATGGCATGTTTTTCCACCAAGCTTTGCAGTTTAGGTAGATGCCGGTAAACGAAGCGCTGCGGTCGCCGCTCGCTGACCAAATCTCTCCGATGTAACCCTCGAACGGCTGCGCGCCGATGATGTTGATGTGATCGCCGATCAAGAAGCTGTCAGCAGATGTCACCGAACCCATATCAAGGCCACCGGTGCTGTAGTCGATACCGTTGATATTTATCTTTGAAGCAGTCCCGTTCATGAGAACCTGGACGCAGTGAAAGTGGTTTATCGTGAAGACGCCGGTCGCAACGGTTAGATTGTTTCCACCGGCCTGCGCCGAGTACCAGAAAAAACTTCCATCCGATGTTATGGCAAAATAATTATTGTTGTTTTGATTGACCACCATCATGCTTGCGGGTGGAAGATCAGTCGGAGCCCAGACAAATCCAAAAACGAGCGGCGCGAATCCACCTCCGAAAAGTGGACCGGTAGAAGGTGCTATATTGCTCTCGAAGCCATGACGGAAAAATTGCAGCGCAGCCGGGGAGCCTCCCAGCGAAGATGGATAAGTCAGTACCGGACGCTCGCGCGTTCCGCCCGAATTAAAAGTATCCATGTCGAGGAATGAACCGACCGTACTGTACCAGTGCAGCATCGTGGCGTCGTCCGGTGCAGCAATTCCGAACGTCGCCGGATCGAGCGTCCCGTCTGCTCTAAAACTGGCATTGGCGAGATTGCTGCTGCCATCAA